TTGGGTTCCTGTTCCAGTTATACCTTGAATACCTTGTGTACCTGAACCAGTTATACCTTGAATACCTTGAGTTCCTTGTAAACCAGTTATACCTTGGGTTCCTGTTCCAGTTATACCTTGAATACCTTGAGTTCCTTGTAAACCAGTTATACCTTGAATACCTTGTGTTCCTTGTAAACCAGTGATACCTTGTGCCCCTGCTCCAGTTATACCTTGAATACCTTGAATACCTTGTGTACCTTGTAAACCAGTGATACCTTGAATACCTTGTGTACCTGAACCAGTTATACCTTGAATACCTTGTGGGCCAGTTATACCTTGAACGCCTTGAGAGCCAGCTCCAGTTATACCTTGAGCTCCTTGCGAACCGGTAGTTCCTTGTAAACCAGTGATACCTTGAATACCTTGTGTACCTGCGCCAGTTATACCTTGTAAGCCTTGGGTTCCTTGGGAACCGGTAGCTCCTTGAGAACCTGCTCCTGTAGAACCTTGTAAGCCTTGGGCCCCTTGTGTACCAATACCACCACCACCAGAACCAGCAGGCCCTTGTGTACCTTGTGCACCTTGTGCACCTTGTGTACCAGAAGTACCACCGCCACCTGAACCACCTCCACCAGGAACATAACCAGGATAACATCCACTATCACCACCGTTTTTAGCAATTTTAGATTCTACTATAGTAGCAACCCATAAACATGCTATACCGAATACTTCAGCAGATCCTGTAGGTAATTCACCAGTTGGGCCTACTCCAGTAGGATCTCCAGTGTTTCCACTTGCACATTCAGTCAATAAAATTTCAGCTGAAATGTTACCTGGTGAAGAATATGTACAATCTGCAGGTAAACAAATTCTAATTAATCCTTCATTATGAATTACTCCTGATGTATCAGTAAATTGCAAAACATCCATAAAGAATCCTTTTGAACCTGATGGCACATTAGGATACCAGAAATTTGCAACGACACAATCTAATTCATTTGTTAATTGAATATGTATATCACATATAGTATCTAGATCAAGTGGTCTATCATTAGCACCAAATAATTGAATATCAATGCATGCAGAAGTACCTTGTACTATCCATTTAATACAATCTACTTGTGCGATAATTCTACCACAATAAGTTAATGCACATTGCGGATCGCTCGGAGTAGGAACTCCTGGGATTATAGGTACTCTACCAGCCACTCATTAGTCTTCTTTTTCTTCTAATGCATTAATAGAAATTCTTTCTTTATCAGAAATTTCTTCAATTCTTAGAGTTTTCCAAGCAGGGACTTCTTTAATAAGTTTAGTCATTTCCTCCTCGTTTATAATTTGAGATGATAATGTATCAATCTCTGTAGTTAATGTTCTTTGGTCCTTTTTAATTCTTTCTAATTCTGAATCAATGCTACATGATTTAAAATAGGATAAAATCATTACAGCTATAAGAACCTTCATTCCATGATTATGGAAAAATTTATTAAATGTATTCATAGTTTTTATTTTTTAAATTCTTGTTTAGGTTTTGCTTTATGTTCTGTTCCTTTTGGTACTCTGTGATAATTTTGAGTTGACCAAGCATCGTCTTCTTCGCATAAACAATCTTCTATATTTTCACCACACCTAGGGCAATCTTCTGCGATTTTATCTAGGTACTCTTCAGTCTCTTTTTCTAATTCTTTATTAGATCCGTCTTTATGATCAGTATCTTCAAGATGTTTTACTTTCTTGTCCCTTACTTGTTCTAAGTCTTCATTTATAAAATCTTTAAATGATTTGATTGACATGAGAATTTTTTGTTTTTTTATATATTCTCGGTTAATGGATACTTTTCATGAAAGCCCTTTACTAATTCTAGAAACTTCTTACCGTATAGTGTTATATCTTTAAATGACATTTCAAAGATCTGTGGAAACGCATCTGCTTCGTTGCTTATCCAAATTTCTCCACCTTCAGGTTTTACGCCATTCATTTCCCAGTATGCTAAGGAATATGCAGCAATTTGCATTTTATAATTTTCAATCCAATCTTCTCTTTTAGGTTTCTTAGAAGATTTAAAATCTAAGACGACTAGATGGGCTTTCTTATTCTCATAAATTATATCAACTCTACCTGCATAACCACCCATCTGAGGTGAATGTAATGTATCTTCTATAGACACTACTTTGGCTATGCGATCAAAGCATTCATTATTATAAAAATTAAAAAAGAGTTTTCTACCTACATTAGTTTCAGCTTCAGTAAAACCATTTTCTTCTACGAAAGGCCCTATAAGAGTTTGTGCTTCCATTAATCTTTCTCTAACAGTTTCTTTTTCTGAGCCTAAAAAATATTCGCAAAACTGATGCATTACAGTTCCTCTGTTTGCGGAGAACTTAGAAATTCTATCTGCCTCTTCATCACCTACTCGCTTTCGCCATTTGTCAATTCCAGATTTATCTGTCATTGCCCCTAAGATAGTTGTTACTGATGGGTATTTTTTACCTTCTCCTATATTATAGTATCTTTTACCATTTATAGTTTCTGTTGTTGCTAAAGATTCAGCTGTTGCCATATTATTGTTTTTTACCTAGAAATGTTTCTTGCTCTTCTTTTGTAGGATAACCTAATTCCCTTTTACAATCAGAACAATACTTTTTCATAGAGTTTGATTTATCAAATTGCACAAAAGTTTCTCCCTTGTGTTTGCAATCATTTTGAATTATTTCTTTTTCTTTTTCTAATTGATCAAGTTCTTTGTCAATTTTATCAACTTGCTTTCTTAGAATATTAGGGTCGTTAACTTGTTCCATAATTCCATACTTTTTTCATGGTTATGTTCTAAGATTACATAAAGTAATCGTAGAATTAATATTAAACCAGTAGTTTTAAATGCAGATACTAAAAAAGGCCAAAGCTTCATATAATCACGATCAGGGGATAGTACCAAAAGAAATGAATCAGTACCTTCGATTTTTTCAAACTCAGGTGATACATAATCAGCAATACCTAATTGTAATAAAAATTGATCATGTTCTCTTAACTTCATTAAAACATATCCTTCTTGTGAAATTGGAGCAGTTGCAACCTCTTCAGGTAAATTAATGACAGTATAAACTCTGCCAACCCAATCTATCCTAAAGCCTTTTTCGTTTAATGCTTTTTCTTCCGATTTAACTATCTTTCTTATTTTTTTCCAGATGTTAATTTCGTTATATAGTTTACTTATGTACATAATTTTATTTTGTTTATTATCTATTTAGGCTTCGGCAAACAGTTTCATTCCTTGAAGCTGTTTTTTAACTATTTTCCTTCCTCTAAATATTCGATTCTTTACTGTCTGTAAGTTTATTCCTTTTTCAAACTCTTTCATTATATCCAATATATCAGAATATGATTTATGATTTAAGAATCTTTCTACCATAAATCTTTTATACATTGGAGGTAATGCATTTATTGCCTCATGAGTCATTCTAACCTGTTCATCAAGTGTTGATTGTTCTTCTTCCCAATCAGATTCAGTTTTAGGTAAATGTAAACCATCTTTCATAGAAGGCATCGAAGATTCCATTGGTGGTTCTATTCCAGCATCAGTAAATACATTCATACTTACTTTTTTATTTCTAAACCTAATCCATCCTATACTTTCATTATAAGCAATGCGATACGCCCATGTTGTTATTTGATAGTCTTCATTATATTGATCAATTTTTAAATATACTGTAGTAAGAGTTGTAGATACAATATCATCAGCAATCGTTGGATCTTTTACAATATTATTTACATAAGACCATAGTCCTGGTCTCATCTTGTGATAAAGTTCATTGTAAGTACTTTCTTTTCTAGTCTTTTTAAATTCAATCGCTAATTCTTTGTAGGTTTTCTTTTTTGTTTTACTCATTTATAAAATCTTTAATAGTTAAATAATTTACTGGTGTATAATTCCAAAAATCTGTACATACATTTACTCTATTCATTTTAGATAAATCTGTCTTGTGAGAAAATACAGTGTGACCGTGAAAATGAATAGTACCGGAATCCTTACCATTCCATACATCTAATGGATAATGGCAAATAACAGAATCAAATTGTGGCATTTCTAGAATTTGATCATCTAAAACAGATACATTATCAAATTCATGATGAACATCTAAAAATGCATCATCAGAATTTCCTATCATAAAATAGATTTGACCATTAAGCTTCTTTAAAACTTGCCTAGCAGTTTGTGGATCCCATGCAAAATTACCTAGATGAAATACAATATCATTCTTTCCTATCGTTTTATTCCAATTTTTAATGAGAGTAGCATTCATTTCTTCTATATCATTAAATCTCCTATTTGCTATTTGGAGTATTTGCGGCCTACCGAACCACGTATCAGAAGTTATATAAAAATCTTTAGGAATATCTAAATCGTTAAGCATATGTTTTTATTTACAGATTAACTGTTATAGTATAAATATAATACAAATAATTGGGAACTGAAAATTATTGAATAACTTTTTTCTATTTAATTGAAAATCTTTTGCCCCCATCTTTTTTAAGAGTCTTTTCAATCATAGTTTTAGCATATTCATTTAATTTAGTTAAACTTTCTTCGTCAAGAGATTTCTTATAAAAATCTTCATAGATATGTTTATAAGCTTCAATAGTAGAATCAAAAGGTACTCCAGGCTGAGCATTGGATTCAATAATATAGACCTTTCCATTTTTACCTTTCATAACATCAAAACACATATAAGGCAAATCTTCATAAATCTTACAAAACTTCTCTAATACTTTTTTATAATCTTTAGGTAAATCTTTAATATTTCTTTTAGCATATCCAAACTCCATAGCTTCTTTAGCACTACCTTTACCGGACTTAGCCTTTTCATTTATAGGAGTTCTCTCCATCCAAAAAATCGGCTTTCCTTTAAAGTTTATAAACCTATGTTCTTCTGCCTTGTCAATGTATTCTGAAAAGGTATCAAAAATCTTTTCGTCCACCTCTTCCATTAAATCTGGCTTTTCTATTATTTGAATACCTTCTCCACTATGACCTTCTGCAGGTTTTGCAATAATAGGAAATTCTAATTGCTCTAATGCATCATTCTTAGAATATACTGTCTTAGGTATATTTTCATCTTCTCCAACCAGTTTATGGAATTCTTCCTTAGATCCAGATTTTGATATGTGGTCTGGGTGATTATAAACATTTTCTTTTTTAATCTTACCAGCCTTTATTAGTTTATTAACTGTATCTGAATGATAGGTTAAAACTGGATAGTCTGGATTAATATCAATGTCATTCATATTGTTTTCATGAACTTGTGTAAAAAACTTATCCCCAGCAAAACCTTTATAAGTCCACCATCTATGTCCACTATCTTCTCTTAATGCTAAATAAACTTTACCTAGACCATTTTCACTATCCTTTGATTCACTGATACCAAAATGAGATGATTGAGTTCCACCAATAGGTTCTACCTGATCATCAGCCCATTCTTTAAATTCTTTTTCATTTCTAAATATAAACTTATCAGCGGATAACTTAGTATTAGTTAGAGTAATCTTACTTCCTTTTTTAGTAAGCTTATATTCTTTACCACCAACAGTAATATCGATAGGTTTCTTTACCTCTACAACATATTCTTTTAATAAATCTTCTCTGCCTAATTGTTTATATACTTCTTTTCTGGTTTTCTCCATCTTTTCAGCATACTTAGGGTCACTCTTTCTGTTAAAAACTATTTGCTGAGTTAAAGAACCACTAATTTTTTTAACATCTTTCTTTCTAGTTTTAATTAACCATGCGGCTAAATCTTTTATAGAAAGATCTTTAAATCTACCTTCAGCATCAGGTGCATCAGAATGATGGAAGTCTGGTGCTCCTTTAGGTTTCTTTTCATTTAGGAATTGTTCAAATAATTTTAGATACTTCAAAACAAGTTTTATTTTGTTTATATATTTCTACCTAATAACCAATCTTTTAAATGATCTGAGCCGTCACCAATCGTATCAAAAAGATCAGTGTAATCAAATGGCTTAATATAAAAATTTTCTCTACCTAATAAATCTCTACCATCTGTTAAAGGTTTACCATTAAAATTCTTAAAGCGGTTCTTTGTATAATCTGATTCGAAAGAAATACCTGGAACCCATTCATCATCCCAATGACATGATGTATTAATTTTAGATAACTTTCTTTCAACATTTCCCATATAAGAAAGATGCCACCCCTTCTTAACATCAGTAAACCAATTAACTTCAAAAGGAAAATCTTTTTTATTACCACCCCAACCGCATATCCACCTAGCAGAAGCTGGTGAATGTTTTTTCCAAAAAGAACCTTTGGCAAATAAAGGTGCATTAGAATTACATTCATTATTATGTTTGGCATATAGTCCTAAATCAACTTGGCCTTGTAAATCCCAACATCTATTAATTAAAACATGAGTTGGGTTTTCGTTTAAATATCTTACATGCTGTTGTAAATAATGAGGATGCCATAATTCATCTATATCTGCAATAATAACTATATCATCATCGTCAGAATATATGCTAGCTTGTGCATTCCTAGCACGATCCGATCTTTTCCAAGGATCCGGTTCTTCATCAAAAGATTTAAGGTTTACTTCGATGACATGTATCTTTCTATCATTTTCATATCCTAGTTTCTTAAGATCATTTTTAGCCCTAAAGGGGATAGGATCCCCCTTGTGTGTATGATCACCTTCTACTATTACAAAGCGATCAACGTAGTCATAGAGAACCTTGAGTCTTAATTCAAGTAATTCTATTTCATTATAATATAAAAAGGTATCTATTACCATCTTTTAAAGGGCTTTATTAAAAATTGCGTCGGATATCCACTGATGTAAAAGATCATCATGAGGTTGTGGTTCAAAATTAGATTTTCCTTTAAATACAACATCATTACTCTGAATCATTTCATCTTCTAATTGTTTTAAACCATCTAATGATTTACCGTTAGGATCAATTAAAAACTCTGTCATATTTGGAAATGATTGAGGATTAAACGATTTCATTAACATCTCGCTTGCAAGATCGAAGTGCCTTTCATATAAATGAAGCGAATGTGCAATATGAGTATATGTACCTAATTCTAATTCAGGGTAATGATTACGAAGATGCTCTAACATTTGAATTTGTAAAAGACAAAAGAATGCAACATCAGTAGGAGTACCTAATATAAGATCGTTAGATCTCATATCAATAGTAAAGTTTAATTTATTATCTCTTATTTGAAATATGCCATTAAGAGTACAAACAAAATCTCTATTTCCATTCCATTGATGAGAGGGCTTATTAAAATGTATAATTGCTTGCCTTGAATCTTTATCTTGAATTAAGGAATCTAATGCCCATCGATATTGATTACGACCATCTTCTAATTCTTCGGTAAAGATAAGATTACCATAAGCAGAGTTAACAGTACCGTCTTTATTTTTAATTTGATCCCAGAACTTTGCATACGGTGTAATAAAGTCAGCATCATTACGGCCAGTAAAATACCAAACCAATTCTGCTGCAATATATTTAAATTGACTACTCCTACGATCATTTTCATAAAGACAATATGTAGGATCTTCTACAACGATCGCTGCATCAGTCATTTCAAATATCTTCATACCTCTAGGGGATGATATGTATGTAGGATTATGTATAATACTACTTAGAGCATAGTTGTATGCTTCTGCAAAAGTCTCTCCTTTAAATACTCTCATTTTTTTAATTTACTTTGTAATTTATTCTCTCTAACATTTCTTAGTGCTATTTCTATTCTATCACCAAACTCCATGTGTTCATACTTCTTTTTATCCTGATATAATCGACGGCTCTCAGCAAGAACCTCATCTCTAATACCTTCATGGTGAGCCTCGTATAATAAATCTTCTGCTTTACACATCAGTAAACATATTTAGTTGTTCAGCAACACCACTAATAGAATTTTCATGTTTTAGAAAATCAATTATGATATGAGATACTTCATCTGCGCTCATTGTACCTATATTAATATTTAGTTTATTTTTAATCTTACTTAATCTATGAGCTCTGTTAAATCCATCAACTTCGGCTTTAACTTCTTCTTCATTACCATAGAATGATTTGCCATCATCTCGTTTTAAAATTGTATGAGGATCATTAGTTAAGGTAATTAAATATAATTCTTTTCTTAGTTGATTAACATACTCTTTTTCAATATTAAAAATATAATCACCTGAATAATTTCTATAAAGAGGAGAGTAAACAGATTCACCTAAATGAGATCTATTAAAAATCATATTAATATCAGCATCTTTATTATTTACCATCATTTTAAACATATCATTATACATTTTAGTAGAATAATTAACATGTTTTTCTACATCATCTTTAAAAGGTAATGAAGAATAGTGAAGCTTATGAAAGACTAGGTTATGTAATTTTTCAATAATTAGATTTTGCTGGGTATCTTTACCTGTATTATCTGTACCTTCAATGATAATAAATTTGCTCATGTGTTTATTTTTATATAGTTAAAAAGTAGAATTGTTTATTTCAATATCAAAATCTGTAAAATCTTTAAAGTCTTTTGCATCTGCAATCATTCTCCTGTCTATTGAATCACCAGGCATTTCTCTTTTAATTAATCGATTACGCCTAATCTTTTCATCTACATTAAGATAGATTATTGTACATTCTTTTCTATCTACAGGGTCAATATGACTTATACCTTTAGGTGTCATAATAAAAAGGTTACAGCTTATAGTAAACTGTCTTTGGCTTGTACCATAATACCATCCATTAAATTCTATCCATTCATACCAATACCCTTGATTGATTTTTCTTTTAAAATCTTCTTCTGTTAAAAAGAAATAATCCTTACCATCAATTTCACCATCCCTAGGAGGTCGAGTCGTGTATGAAATACCATACTGAAAACCTCTACCACTAAGAATTTTTCTCATATGATCTTTACCAGCAGCACCTTTACCTACTAAAATTATTTTATTCATTTTTTATTAATGTTAATATTAGGAATTATGCTACCGACTACTCCTATTAAAATTAGGATACCAAGAAAATGCCAAATAGAACTAAATGTGAACTCTAAAAATTCCATCATAGTTAATCCACCTTTTCTTTATCTTTTACTTCAAAGGTTTTTTGTAAAGTTTCAATACAATCATTAGCTTCTGCTAAGAGTTTAGTTTGTTCAACCATTTCATCGATAAGCTGTGGGTGTTCCCCAATTCCTACTGGGCTGGTTAAATATACTGTGATTGTAGCAATTGCTTTTTGTTTCTGTGCTACGAACTGTGCCTTAAGGGCATCATACATAATGTTTGGTGTTTCCATATTTAATTTATTAAAAGTTGAGTGTGATCGTAATTATTTTTTATTTGCTCGTTAAAGAATTTACCTTGAGATTCGGCTTTACATAAATTGTCATAAACATCCGGTTCTACGTTATTATATTCATAAAGTGCACCAGAATTAAATTCAATCTTTAAAGACTTGTTAGGAAAATTGTAAATGACTCTGTTTATCATTGAAGAGTCTACTGAGGAGTTTTGTTCTATCATCATTTTTTTATTTTTATAATATTATAAAGATCTTTAGCTTGCTTTACTGTTAACTGCTTAGTTTGCGATATCCATTCCCATGCTTTATTTTCACTATCGGTTTCACATGCTATTACTTGAGCACCGCCCTTTGTTGTGAACTTAAATTTAGTCATAATATTGTTTATTTTTATATTGTTATTTCTTAAAAGGTTTAATTTATTTTATTGCTTTCTTTAAAGTTTCTAAATCAGAAAGATACATGTCTTTAGGATTAGTACCTTCAATGATTTTCTTCTCTGCTTTCTTTTCTGCTTCTTGTCTTAATAAATCTTCAAATCTTTCTTTAGTTAATGAATAGATAGGCATATTAAGAAGGTAATTATAAGAACCATCTACTTCATCATAATCTGCAGTTTGCAAGTAAAGAATAATAGTTTTCTTAGGGATGTTGTTTACTTTAAGTTTACCATCAATAATATCTTTTATGAATCTTGCTTTATTTGAAATGATAAGTAATTCTCTCTCTAACTTTGCAATCAGATAAGCCTTTCTTGCATCATACCATTTTAATCTTACTTCTACGAAGTGGTTAACTATTTCTTCTACTTTATTAAAAATTTTAAGTTTACCGTTTTCATCTATTGTTGTAAGATTTTCAGTTTCTTGTGTATTAATTTTTAATAATGCTTCTAATTTATTTCTACTTACATAATCCTTAAGAATAGCCCTTTGGAACTTAAGTACATATTCTACTTGTCCTGATGAATTATCATCGTATCCTGATATGATTCTTTTTTCAGTTAAGTTATTTAAATGCTCTTCATATCTTTCGTATGTAAAACCTGGAGGAATTTCAGTTACTTTGACGGTTGTTGTGTTTAGCACCTCATATAAACCACTTATCTTCCATGTTTTTGGATTAACCGTATCTCTGGTAAAAGTGCCGCTAAACTCTTTTAACCAAGGTGCTAAGACTGGCATCTTTTTACCTTTAAGAACAGCGATGCATGCATTAACAACATCGTTAGGATTTCTATTTAAAATATTTGTAGCAAAACCTACAGCAATACCGGATGAACCGTTTAAAATTACAGTTGGTATAATAGGTAAGAAATACTCAGGTTCAATTTTTTCACCTTCTTCTATTTTATTTTCTAATAATTCAAAATCCTTATAAAGTAATCTAAAGTTAGGGTGTAACTTTCCACTAATATAACGAGGTGCACCTGCGGATGGAGATCTTAAAGAACCGAATTGACCTATCCCATCTAAAAGAGGTAATGAGTTTTTAAAACCTTGTGCCATACCTACCATAGAAGATTCCAAAGATGTATTACCATGGTGGTAATATGCCTCAGCCGCTACTCTACCTGCAAGTTGAAAAAGTTTCATAGGTTTTTCATTACCGCTTTTCCAAATTTTGTTTGCAATATAAACTACCTTTCTTTGTGTAGGCTTTAATCCATCAATGCAACTAGGTATAGCTCTATTCTCTACAACATACTTAGCATATTCAAGATACTCCTTATCAAAAAAATCTGTTACTGTTCTCTTACTCATATTTAAAATAATGATTTATCGCTTGTCTTATAAATTAATTCTTCTCCTAGAATCTTTTTCTTTCTTGGTTCAGAATCTTTGGAGAACCATGTATCTAATGTATTATCAAAATCTTTGCCTTTAGTTAAAGTAAAGGTTTTAGGATTACTAATGATTTCCTGGTACTCTTCATTCTCCAGGGCAGCAAGACCTTTCTTATATTCAATTGACCAAGATGATAATGATCTTTGTTTAGATTCCCATTCTTTATAATTATCATCAGAATAAAAACTCAATGTCTCTTTACCTTTCTTAGCAACCATAAGAGGAGTTTCTACCTTTAAGACTCTACCTTGTTCAAATAATTCTGGCCAATATTTACCTAAGAAATTAATTAACAAAGCAGAAATAGAATTACCATCTACATCAGCATCAGTATACAATAATATTTTACCGTATCTTAAATCTTTAGGTTCATGACCTATCTTTAAACCTAATGCAGCCATAAGAGATTGTACTTCTTTGTTTTGTACAACCTTAGAAGGAATAGATTCTCTTACATTTACAAATTTACCTCTAAGTGGAAATGCGCCTTGCATATTAGGATTTCTATATTGCCTAAATGCAGATGATGCAGAATCCCCTTCAAAGATTGCAAGAGTACAGTTGCTTCTATCACCTCTCTTTTTTGCATCAATTAATTTTACAACCTTTTTCTTATCTAAACCTTTATTTAATTTTCTAAGTTTAGATCTTTCATCAGCAGCTTGCTTCTGTTTAATCCAATCTAATACTGATTGAATTATTTCTGAATTTAAAACTTGTCTTAATGTCTTATCAGAAAGTACATGAATACTACCGAAGTCTTTAGGTTCAGTAATAAGCTTCTCTTTTGTTTGAGACGAAAAGGCTGGGTTAATAATTGTACTATTAATAAAAAGGTATAAGTGATTTTTTAGTTCTGATGGCTTTACATCAACTCTATGCTTTCTTTTAATCTTATCCCTAAGGAATTGTGTAATTTGCCAAGTAATGTTATCTACATGCTTACCGCCATCTTTTGTTTCAACAGAATTTACAAATGAGATTGCTTTAAATCCTGAAGTAGAATGACCTATACCTATTTGCCAATTTTCTGATTGCTCATAAAATACTGGAGTGGTATATAATTCAGAGTATTCTTTAAAAGATTTAAAAGTAATAGGATCTTCATTTAACCAGATTTTTAATTTAGGATTACATGCAGCAATATCATAGAGCCTTTTTTCAATCATTTGAATTGAAGCTTTGTCAATCTTACTCATACCAAATCTTTTAAAATCTGCAATGTATGAAATTTCAGTAAATCCTTTCTTCTGTGATTTTATGGCAGGTTTAGTTTTCTTTGCCATATTATTTGAAAAGGTTTGGGTAAATCTTTTCTTCTTATCACATGTGTCAATTGTAAATTCTTTACTAAAAATATTTGTTAATGTACTACCTACGCCATTTGTTCCTACGACGGTTCTTTCTTCAGTATCGTCAAAATTACTTCCAGTTTTCAAATTACTGAAAATCATTTCAGGTACCCACTCATTATACTTTTTATGAATTTCTACAGGAATTCCACCGTTATCCCAAATGGATATTTTATTTGTAGAAATATCAATAGTAACTTTTACTTGATTAAGCTTAGGATTTCTTTTATGTTCATCAACCGAATTGGATACGATCTCATCAAAGAGTTTTAAGAAACCTGGATTATAGGTAAGTTCTTTAGGTACCAATTTCCAACTCCTTCTATCTAAAAGATAAACTTCTTCAGTATGAGGTTTAACAGAACCAATGTACATACCTGGTCTAAGTAATACATGTTCTGTATCTGTAAGTTTCTGATATTTCTTTTCAATGCTTACTGCCATTCTTTAGATTTATTTTTATATTGAAAAATTTTAAAAGGTTTAATTACCTACCAAATTCACTCCTTAAAATTGACTTAAGATATTGACGGTAAATATCCACGAGCCTTGACTCTTTAGTTTTATTTGCCCATTTGTTATGATAAAGATTAATAAGCTGTTTGAGCGCCGGATAATGTATACCTTTATTATCTTTGTGAGTTAAAACTTTTTCTACCCATTTCATCTCATCTCTTCTTTCTTCTAACTCCATTGATTTTTTTAACTTTTGATTGTTATCCATCCAAGCCCATTCTTTACCGCTATTAATCATCTTTACCTTTATGTTTTTTCTTTCTCCTATACTTTTTTTTATTTCTTATAGGTGTTGGAACACGAAGAGCATCAAACCATTCTTGTTGAGTTAACTTAACTTCTTTCAGTTTTTTGCCTTCGTTGTCTTTTTCCATAGTTTATTTAATCCACTCCTCAAACCCATGAGTATAGGCATCAATTGGATCCATCTCTGGAGATTCATCTAATAAGTTTTCAGCATACTGTTTTACTTCGGCTCTTAAGCCAAAAGCAGATGCTTCTGTTAGAATTTCTTCAATGTGTTCTTCTTCGGTGATCATTCGGTATGGTGTCGGTTCTTTCATATTATTTATGTAATGTTACAAATTCTCCGAAATGCTTATCAAAGATTTCTAACAGGTTATCGTAATCTCCACCCATCATTTCTGTTGTGAGTTCTCCTCTTTCATCAGGTTGATAGTGAAGTTGTTTTGCTAATTTTTGAGCCAATCCAATTAATGCAAATGCATTACCGTCTGGTCCGCTTAAGTCTACATGGATTCTTTCAGATCCAGGCATTGGTTTTGTTGTTATTGCCATTATCTACTTTTTAAAGATTCAATTTTTTCTGTCCCGGTATTAATCATTCTAAATACCTGATTCCACTTACCTTCATCAGCGATCCATTCGATGTCATGTGATGTATGTTTCATTTGCCAATTAGATAAAGCAAATCCGCCACCTGACATTTTAAAATCACCCTCTGAATTTTTCTTAAGTTTAAGGTAATGTACATTGTCACACATACAACTTACCGTCTTAATAATTACCTCTCTTGCTTCTTTCTTTACGGTTAACCGTGGAGGATTTTGTAGTAGTTCTTGATATTTAGACATATTCCGTTTGTTTAATTATATTATAAATATAATCAATTTAATTGGGAATTGAAAATAAAATGAGATCTTTTTTCTAAAAGTTATTAACAATTTAAATAACAGGGTTTTCAGCTCTCATTTTTTCTAAGAGTTTACGAGATATGATTTTTACCTCTTTTGAGAATTCACCCTTATCAATAATCCATTGAATATACCTTGCATCCGTTTCATAAACTTCTTTAAACGGTTTACCTTTGTTTTTACCAAAGTTAAATACAATTTCTCGTTTACCGTTTATTTCAGCAAATTTATATTTACCACTAAGGTCTACTTGATCTTTTCTTGATTCATTTACAACATCATCAATTTCTTTTGCTGTTGTAGGCATATCATAAAGTTCTTTTTGCTTTTGGAATATTTCCATTGTTGCACGAATATCAACGTCAGCTCTATGAGCGCCTTCTAAATCCTTTCCTGTATATTTTTTATATGCAGTACTTAAATCTCTACGTTCATATTTTGAATAAATTAAAAAAGGATCTACTACAGCTCTTTGGCGATGCGAGAATGCAATACCACTTCTCATAAATTCCTCTACGAGCATTGGTACATCAAAGTAAAGCGCGTTATATCCACCTAAGTCACTATCATCAATAAAGTCTAAAACTTCTTTTGCTATTAAATCAAATTGTGGTGCATCTTTTAATTGTTCTGGTGATATGCCATGCTTGTCCTGAGCTTCTTCTCTCATAACTGCATTTGGGCCGGGATTAACTAATGACTGAAAAGAATCTATTTCATTTCCTTCAGAATCGGTTTTTATCATTGCGATCTCGATAATTCTATCGCTACTTGTGTTAACTCCTGTGGTTTCTAAGTCAAACCAAACTATGTTTTTTACATTTTCCATATTATACTTTTAAACTATACTATTTCCAGACTCTCTCTGTTAAATTTTATATAGCTAAAATGTAAAAAGGTTTTAAGATTTTAGAAATTAATCTTCTACTATGATTTTGATTGATTGAATTGATGCAGGTAATTGTCCCATAGTTGAATTAAGTCTTCCTAAAGTAGAATTCATTCTTGCAAGTGTTTTACCCATACCACCAGATTCTTTCTTCTTATCATCACCGCCACCGAATACATCTGATATACTTCTACCTACTGACTCTCCAAAACTTTCACCTTGCCCACTCATAATATCTTTTATCTCTTCAACAGCCTCTGCTAATTGTTGATATGCTTTTGCATTAGAGCTTAATTCACCTGCACCTTTAAATAGTTTTGCAAAAGAATCAGCTTTCATAGAATCAATAGAATTCACAGCATTAGAGATTGATTGAATATCTGTTGCAGCCTTTGCTAATGAACCGTCTTGTGCATAAGTGGATAGTTCTGTTATAAATCCTTGCATATGATCCAAATCATTTCTAAATGTAGGATCTTTATAATACTTAACAAAAGTATCACCTATAGAAGTAAATATCGTTTCTATACTTTGTGCAATAGCAGCTGGATTTTCTAAATCTGCAAATGATTGTAAGCCTTTAGCAATATCAGTTAATGCAGTACCAGCACCATCTACATTTTCAATACCTTTTTGGACTAAGTTTTCATCCCAAGAAAATAACCAATTACCATCAGTCTCTTCCATTCCACCAATTTTCATAAATGCACTACCTACGAATGATAAGGCATTTTTAACCGCAGTGGCAAGTTTACCTTTTTTACTGAAGTCAACTGTTGTAGACATATCCGCAAATGTTTTTAACCCGTTTGCAATATTACTAAGTTCTGCACCAGCTCCTTTTACGGCATCAATTCCTTTCTCTACAGAGTTTTCATCCCATGAAAATATAAACCATCCATCCGTTTCTTCCATTCCCCCAATCGCACTAAATGCAGTTGATACAAATGATAAGGAATTAGTAACAGCGTTTGCAAGTTTACCGCCAGGTTTAAAGTCAATTTCTTTTTCTACTAGTTCTTGGAATGTTTTTAATCCTGTTGCAATATTAGTAAGTTCTTGCCCTGCACCTTTAACAGCATCAACACCTTTCTCCACTACATTCTCATCCCAACTAAACGGACCCCAACCATCTTCTACTTCCATTCCTCCAATTGTACCAAAAGCTTTACTAACAAATCCTAATGTATCTTTCACTGCTGTTGCTAAGAATCCACCTTCTTGGAAAGATTCAGTAGTTAATCCATAATTTTTTTGTAAATCTAAGAACGCCTTTAATCCACCTGTAATATCCGATAGAGCTCTACCTGAACCTTTAACGGCATCAATACCTTTTTCAACTTTATTCTCGTCCCATTTAAATGGACCCCAAGAATCTTCAGTTTCCATTCCTCCAATAGAAGCAAACGCTTTACTTAAGAATCCTAAAGTATCTGCAATTGATACAGCTAAGAATCCACCTTCTTGAAATGCAGCTGCATCTAATTTATATTTCTTCTTAAGATCTAAGAAAGCAGCCAACCCTTTTGTAATTTCAGCAAGAGCTTTACCAGAATCCATTACAGAATCAATACCTCTCTCGGTAGCATTAGGGCTAAATGTATTTCCAAATACTGCACCAAATAATCCACCAGGACTTGCAGGTTCTCCACCTGCTTGTGCGAATGCTCCGCTAACAGAACCTAAAGCAACAGCAAGCTCTTGTGAATCTGCTTCAGTAAATCCTACTGCCTTAAATTTAGTAAGACCTACTGATAATTCTTGTAATGCTAAACCAGCAGCACCATACATAGCAGCGGCGGCTACACCTGCACCACTTTGTACAACTCTACTAAATACATTACCTACATTGGATAAGAAACCTGCCTCAGGATCCACACCTGAAAACGCAGCAGCAACAGCACCTAATGTAAATGATAAATTTTCAGCATCTTTTTTCGAATAGTCTACCTTTTTCATGTCAAGTAAACCAGGCGCCAATTCTTGTAATGCTAAACCGGCAGCTCCATATAAAACAGGTCCTAAGAGAGCAGCACCTGCAGTTGCAGCAACAGCTAATCCTGCTAATGCCATAATTCCACCTATTGCAATTAATATTCCAGACTGTACTAATACATCACCTAAGCCTAATCCTTTAGTAGCTTTTGCAAATGGTACATATCCTAAACTAAATACCATTAATCCTAAACCATTAACTGCTAATGCTAATGCACCTTGTAAAATATTAGATATTCCAAATTTTCCAACTAAAGCAGCAGAGGCGCCAATTGCTAATATTGTAGCACCTTGAATAAGAACATCACCAATACCATTACCTTTTGTAGCCATTGAAAAGATTGCTAAACCTAAAGCAAAAGGTATTAATGCTACACCTAAAATTGCAAGACCTAATGCACCTCTTCTGATTCTTTTAGACATTTTCTTACCACCTAAGATTGCAATCGCACCAGGTATTAATACCAACGAAGCAACCATTCCTATTAAAATAGGTGGAGCTAATATAATAAACATTGTAGAAAGTGCAAATAAACCGATTCCTATTGCAAAAGATTTTAATGCATCTCCTACTTTATCTAAAGTCCTTGCTCCTCTACCAATTCTTTGAGAAAGTTTCTTACCTCCTAATAATGCAATTGCCCCACCTACAACCGTCATAGATAATATTAAGAATGGTATTGCTAACATACCAGGTATAAGTAATATTGCTGATAGAGCTAATGCTTTTGAGAATTTCATTATGGAATCTCCCATTGCACCTAAGGCTTTCGCACCTTTCTTTGCATTCTTTGGTTGAGTTTTAGATAAAGCTTTATCTAACTTAATTATGTAATTTGTAAATTTATCAACAGCCTTTTCAGGTACAAACAGCCACTTCATCATTGCCTTTGCCGATATCATTGCTGCTGCTGATACTAAAGACACTGCCTTTGCCCCAGCTTCTACTCTTTTAGGTTTTACACTTTCAAAAGAGTCTAGTGTAGAAGTTACAAAACCTTTAAATTTACTTAAAGCTTTCTTTGGTACTAATAACCACAGCATCATTGCTTTTGCTGTTAGTTTTGCACCAAGACCTAAATCTTCTAATGTAGCCCCGGCATTACTTTTCTTAGCCTTACCACCCTTTTTACTAAACATTCCTCCTAATGGATTTCTGGATGTGTTTGCTTCAATGGCACTTAGTAATTGAGTCTGAGCAAATGCTTCGTCTATTAATAAACCTACTTGATTTGAATTAGATGAATCACTTCCAGAATTTGCTATTACCCTAAGTAAGTCAGTTTGTTTTTCTAACTGATTAACAACCTCCTTTGTAAAATCACCACCTCCACCTCCACCAGTAGAAACTGCAATAAGAGCATCTAATTTTTCATTAGTGCTCTGTGCAGCAGCCTCTATTTTTGTTAGAGGGTCCATTAAATCTTTAAGAGTTACAGCGGCCATTCAATCTATTTATTTATCAGAACTTTGGCATACTAATATTAGGCATAGATGGTGCTTTAAAAGAACTCATCTGTTTGCTCATAGACTTAGACATGCTGTCCGTATTATATTTATCCGAATAGGATTGAGTATTCTGTTTATCCTCGTCATTACGATCCTTGAGAATCTCATTAAACATTTCTAAAGTATATTCATACTCATAGAAAGGAAGCAAATCCAGCTCTGAAGGCTGGAGATGCAACTTTTCTAATAATAGTACTCGTACTTTATAAAAGTTCAGAAGAGATATCTTGAATAATAAAGAGAGCTTTGATCCCGCCGGGAAACGTGAGCGGAACTGCGACCTCCTCACCACAGCTATCACACGGAAATACAAATTCCGGTTTTACTCCTATTTTTGCTTTCTCTACCAATCTATAAATAATTGAGTATTTGCTAGCATCCCAACCTTGAAAATTTGTAACGGCTGAAAATATTTCTTTATCATTAAATCCTCTCCATTCTCTTTGAATGTAAGGTAAGATAGCTAAGGATGATTTATCCCAGGGTTTATTTTCTTCTTCTCTTTTTCGTATCCAATCGGTAATAGATCTCATAACACCAATTGTTGGTGGTGCAATAGTTAATGACCCGTGGCTTTTAGTTGTAACAGTAAAACATTTATTTTCATGGTCATAATACTTTTCTAATAAATCATCTTTATCATTAAATTGAAGATTGCCTGTTCTTAGCTCCATAGATTCTTGAGATTTACAAGTCCCTGTTTTACAATTCTTTTTTCCAACTGGCATCATCAGTTTATTTTCACCTTCTTTGAATGTTAACTCTCTAATAGATAAGATTAAGTATATTCTATCCTCTTCTAATACATCCCTGTAGGATCCCCTTTGGTTACCATACATAACTTTTGTACAGTTCACTAGAAGCGAGTTTAGCTTTTCATCTACATCTAAAATATTTTCTTCATCTAATGTAGAGAATTCTCTAATCTCACCAACTCTCGCGGCTCTAATATGAATTTCAAAATCTTCTCTATAAAATTGTCCACCAGAAGGAAAGTTTATTAAGTCTAATTTAACATAACCTGTTAATGCTTGTATTCTTTGTATTTCTGGATCATCAATGGATGTTACACCAGATCCTCTACTAGTATCTACTTTACCTAACTCGGTAATTTTACCATCTTCATTTGTTTTTACCTCGGCTTTAGTATCTACTATACCTTCAGCTGCCTCAAATTCTTTTTTAATATTGTCTTCGTGACTACTCATAATTATTTAGTTTTTATTAATTGTTTTTCAGGTGCAGTTTCCTCTACTATATGTTTAACTATTAACTGTCTTACATATTTGGATACTGGCAACGGTTTTGTTTTATTTTCCATTGATTTTTCGATGATGATTGAATTTAAATTATCTTCATCTTCTGGTGTTAAGAGAACTTGTAGTTTTTTAGTAAGTCTCTTTTTTTGTGGAATTAATTCTTGTACGCTTTCGTTATATCCATATTTAGGATTATCGGCTTTATAATTTTTTATCCAAAATTCTAGCCTGTCCATTATATGACTTAATGATTCTTCAGATTCAAATTCTTCAAGAATAGTTTTTTGAAAAGATCTTGTTCCAAAATCTTTAACTGCTCTTTTAATATATTTACCTGCCCCTAAATTGTTAGGGTTATCATTAATCGAATAACCTACATAAACTTTTCCATCGGTTTCATTAACTACTTTAAAGATTGTCATATGTTTAGATTATATAATTTATAATATATATCAGAGTGAAGATAAAAAAACTGGCCCTAGAGCCAGTTTTCTATTTAAAATATTTAAAAAGCTATTATGCAGCCCCAACATTTTCTTCAACCCAGTGATCACAACGATAAGTCATTGTTAAATCAACTGCGTCTGGAGTTTCATAACTTAATTCATCTACAAAATCAGGTTGACCAGTAGGGAATACATCTTTACAAGTAATCTTTCTAAAGATATCACCTGCTCTGTTATATTGTACAATGATCATACTTCCTACATAGTCTTTCTTTAATCCCATTTCACCAGTCAATGGATCATAGATTAATTTGTACCAATTACGGAATGTATTGTAAATGTAATTTTCGTTAGCTTCGTTTAAGTTAAGACTAAAGTTAACAGTCAGATCCATAAATGTTTGACCTGGCATACTTGCAAATGAACGATCAGCAAATTTGTATTTCTGTCCGATTGCATCTACAGAAGGGTTTAAGTTATTTAAACCTCCAATAGTTTTAACTTGCTCCAAGATTAAACCCGTATCATCCCCTAGTGGTGAAAATACAGTCACCTCGAATAAGTTAGGCTGAACAGGTTCGTACCTTTGGCTACTGGCCCTTGATTGGGTATAATGTGGTAGTGGCATAGTTTATTTTATTTTTTTTATATATTCTTATTTAGTTTCCTCTTATTGGAAGTTTCCTGAACTAATAGCTCCTGTTTTCAAAATGGTTGTTCTCTGTACGAGAATTTCCATTCCTCTTACTGGTTCAATATATGTATCTAGGATACCTACATTTTGATCAATAACTTCTGGAGTATTATTAGTTTCGTCCATTACGTTTTTATAATCATAAACACCATCATCATTTTGAACCGTTGCTAAGAAGTTATCAGCAAGTGTTTTAATTTCCAATCTAGTTTGTGCTGTATTAAATTCAAACAGATAGTTTCTAAGGATTGCTTCGATACCGTCTTGGATGTAAATTACAACCTCTCTACAGTTAATAGAACTTAATGCAGATTTTGTAGTCTGCTGTGCAGTTTTATTTGCAAAGATTGTTGGACCAGTTCCACTTTGGAATACAATCGGATTCAATCCAAATGGTTCTAAGTATTCTCTGTCCTCTTTTCCAAGATTAATTTCTAATCCTACAACTCCAGTTCCACCTACAACACCTCGACGAACTCCGGCAACTAATGACCACGGTAAAGCGTTTTCATATTTTGCAATAAAGTTATTTGAAACGTATGCAGCTGGTACAACATTTACATTTCTACCTAAATCCCTAATAGTAATAAAAGGATAATAGAATGCTCCCCAACTCGCACCTTGTGTTTGAGATGGTAATGAGTATCTAACAGTAGGATTCAATGAAAGATCACCACCAGTTGAAATAAACCTAGATGATAAACTTCCAGTTAGATCTTTAAATGAAGGATCTGTATTACTCTTAAAGTCTTTAGCCGACGGTGCATTTAATATTGCGAATGCATTCTTTCTAGTAGAAGCCAATATTGTATAGATCGCTTTAGATCCACTTTCAATACCGTTTCCAAATGTATCTACAATATATCTAAAGTTAATTACATCTCTATCAGTTAATGCCTTAAATAGATTAGTTCCATTTAAAGTACCGTTTAAGATTTCAACTTGTCTATCATTAGTTCCATTAGGTACATGAGTTGAAGTTAACTTAAATCCATCCAATGTAAAGATATTTAAATAATCAATCCACTTATCTATTGGGTAATATAACTCTACTTTAACAATACCTGCAGCGGTTGTTGTTGATATTTCGCTTTGGCATGTTACTAATAATGCAGATTTGTTCGCAGGAATAGTACTAAACTCAGCATTTGTTAATCCACCTTGTACAACATTAATTCTTGTTAACCTTGAGTGAGCTACACCAGAAGGAGAGCCTTCAGAATGTACTAAATAGTTTCCTACAACTATAGCAGCAGCATCAGGATTATCAGATGCTATTAATACTTGGTTAGGCTTTAGCCCAGTTTCAGTAACTGAGTTTGAGATAATATCTATAGAAACATTGTTTGCACCTTTTAGTGTTTGTATTCCTAATGTACCTGCAGCATAAGGATCAGCATCAGTATCTAAAAAGAAACCTCCATTAGCAGGATCTAAAGTAAATTGATCATGTGGTGTTAAATTATTAAAACCATCTTCTTCATAAGGAGTTATCTGAACAGATGGTAAGTAATAAGCCGGATCTGAGATTGGAACTGTTGTTAATGCCGTTGTTGGGCTTGCAGTATGAATCGCAGGATAATCTACAGCATTGAATACTAAATATGAAGTATCTTGTGTAGTAATTCCACCAATTGTATTTTCATATACCGCTTCATCTCCATCAGTAAGAGTACCGTTTGAGAATTGGCTATATAAGGTTGAACCATATCCACCTATAATATTTGCATTTGCATTATCGGCTAATATAGCCTCATCTGTTACAAACCCAAAGTCACTTTCGTTAATATAAGTATATGATGCTCCAGTTACATTACTAAAATCAGCAGGTATAATACCACCAACACTTGATAATAATAAGGTAATTGTATTTCCTACGATCTGTACTGATATTACCGGAACATATTTAGCTCCTGTACCAGTATTTGCTAATATGTAAGTTCCTACAGCAGTAGCAGAGTTTTTAGTAAAGCCTGAAAATGCATCCCATAATGGATCACCAGCAGAACCTACTACTTGTATTTGTATATCTCCACTTGTTAACTGTGTTACATTAATAGCTTCAGTTGTTGCAGATACTGTATTAGGAGTTGTTCCTGTACCAGCATAACTTACATCTGAAACAACAGCTCCACTGTAAGATAAGAAATTAACATCTTCCTGGAATGAATTAGCTTGAGTATATTCAAGGTTATGACCTATCATATCAATTCCGCCAGCAACACCATCAATTAATGTATCACCGTCAAATAAATCTTCATTTACTGCGACGAATATACCAGTGCTTGCCGTATCAGCATTAATAACTTTTTCAATAAAAAGGTTATTACCTAATAGGTCTGTAAAATTAGGAAGCAGTGATGCAGTATAAGTTGCAACTACATTAACTTCTGATTCATTAAAGAATTGTGCAATTTTTGTATCAGATGAATCCGAATCAAAAACTCTTCTTTTCAATCCTTGTACTTTATCAAAATATTGTTGGTAAATTGGATCTGCTACAAACCTTTCATACGGTGTTGCAGAACCAAAGTCTCCACCAAAGTTACCTTCTATTAAAAATACATCTACTAAAAAGTCGGATACTAAACTATCTTTATCTAAAAATCCTGGTACATTTGCAGCACCATACCATTCTTCAGCAGTTACATTAAATCCTGTAGAGTTTGCGGCAGATGCCTTTCTTACAATAACTGAAACTGGATTTTGACCTAAATTGGTAAAATCTAATAAATCATTTGTAGTACCTGAATTAAAGTCAAGTTTATTTGCATTTACATTGTCTAAGAATGCATCTGAGTCAGGATAAAAGAATTTATCTCTGTTGTACATTTTTTGATATTCTCCTAAGGCGCCGGCATTATCCTGAATGTCAGGGGTAGCAGCCGTACCAAATTTAATATACTCTACCTTATCGGCAGCAGTTAAGTTTAATAGATTAAGTGCAAGAATCGGTCCTCTTTCCAATGCTGCTAAACAGCTTCTGTGGAAAAATGAATCCTTTCTTTCTAGGTTTCTGTCAATGTCACCATAAACTTGTTTAAAGAATGCGGTGTCAGGTACAAATACCGGAGTATTGAAAGGTCCCGTTTTGGAGAAACCAACAATTAATCTTGTCTGATTAGCAGGAATACTAACTACTTGTGATTTGTCAAATTCAAATCTGTATGTTCCTGCAGCTTTAATCGAAGCGATTTTCGGATCTAGTGCCATCTTATATTATTTTTTTTATTTGCTTTTTTTATATATCCACTAACCTATAACTTTTTATACCAGGTCGTAGATATCAAAATTAAGTTGACCTCCTTTTGCATCCCTATCTAAGATGACATCAATTTTATCTTGAATAGTCTGTTCAGCAACATCATGAAGCTCTTCAGCAAAATCAGAGAAGTCTAAAGTAAAAAAGATTTCAGAACTATTTATACATGTCATTATTAAATCATCATGACCTAATTGACCAGCATAAGTTCCATTCGGTAATTTACCAAATGTTGCTGCTTCATAAACAGTCTGCTTATCTTTTATTATAATTTTATTTTGTGTAATATATTTTTTAAAGTTTTGACAAAATATAGGTTTATTATCTTTTTTAACCTTTAATCCAAATTGTTTCGTTTTAGCATCTATCCTATGTTTAAACTTAACAACAGATTCTTCATCAAAATCATTTCTTTGTGGAAAAACTGTTTCCATTCTTTTTATTAACTCGCCACCAAATAAATTCCATTCTATAATTAGTTTTACATTTTCAGAGTAAAAAACATCATAAGCTAAAATATAAAGAGATTTTGCAAATTCTTCTATTGTATGATTATTACTTCTAAATCTTCCAACTTGTCTAATTCTATAAAAATCAATAAAGCTACCTGGGGAAGTTACCTTTTTCCAGTCCACCTCTTCCATGATTTCTACTTTAAAAATATTTATAATAGAATAGTCACCACCAGTACCTTCTGCAATATCTACAGAGAATACCCAGTAATTTTCATCTTCTTCAGCATCATCCAAGTTAAATTCAGGATCCCATAGTAAACCAGAATAATCTACATCCTCATCATCAAACTCAATTATTTCTCTATGCACAAAATCTATTTGATTCGTTGTTAATTTTTTAAGGCTATCAGCACCTAATAATAATGATGAGCCTGCTATAAACTGATTTCCATATTGTCTATTAAATGCCTCATCACTACCTAAGTTGGCAACCTCTTGCTTCATCCATGCGTCATCTCTACCTGGTACATCCCACCAATCAACTCGGAATGGTGTATATTCACTTAGCCCTTTATCAGCAGCCGTATAGATGTCATAGAACTTATTAAAACCATTAGGTGTACTTGTTATTATTACTTTTGAATTTGTTGATGCAGATACTGTAGGATACACGTTTTCATAAAAAGTATCAACAAAATTTGCAGGTATATGCGCAAACTCATCCATAAATAATAAATGAATAGTAAAACCGATTGCTGCTTTCTTTGTAGTAGTCTGACCAATTATTCTACAACCATTATCAAACTTAGAATTAAATACATCCCATTTAAGTGTACCAGGTTTTAAAAAGAAAGGTAAGTGTTCTAATATAGTTTTACCTTTATCAATGATCTCTCTTGTGGTTGCACCTTTGTTTGAAAGTATTAAAGAATTCTTATCAAAATTAAATAATGAATACCAAGCAATAAAAATAGATGAGCAAATTGTTTTACCTACCTGTCTACTTGCTAAGCATACATTAAATCGCTCTGCTTGGAATTGCCTTAGCATCTCTTCCTGATAAGGTCTTAAATTAATTGTCTGTAAACCATGATCGGTCATTACAGTACAGTATGTATTTGCAAAGTATACAATATCTTTTGCACACTTTTTAATTTCCTTTATTTCATCAGACGTATAATTAAATACAATATTACCTTTTCTTAAATTAGGATTACCTTCATAGAATGGAGTAGACGCAGGCTTATAACCTTCTTCTATTGCAAACATTAACTGTTCTACACTTTCACTTGACCATGAAAATGCTTGCTTAGCTTTACCAACATTAAAATCAAATCCTGCGCTAGGCGCTTGCGGTTTCTGTGCCATCTTCTTCTATTACGGCAAGAACATGATTTATATGAAGGATTTCAAACTTATCTCCATCCAATGTATATTCAGTACCCTTACCTATTGTTTTTACTATTTTATCGCCTTTCTTTACTTCTAGGCCATCGGCTGCTTCAATCACTAAAGCTACCCTATTATATTTTTCATCAGGGAGTATTAAGCCGCTATCAGTTCTTCTTTCACCTTTTACTATTTCTTGTGTAAGAATATAACTATTCTTCATTTTCATCGCTATCGACATCTTGTATATCTTCTTCGTTAATTGTTTCTTGTAATGCTCGCATTAAATCTTTAGTACCCCTTGACTTAACACCACTTTGTTTTTTATTATTACTACTCTCTGAATTTCCATGATAAACATCAATATCTCTGGAAGTCTTTTTAGCATTTTCTTCAATAGCCACCATGTACATAGTTTGGCTCTTAATAATATCCAATAAAGTTCTTTGTAAATCACTAAGTACTTCAAACATTCTTGGTGATACATCACCCTCATTAATAATATCCATCAATTGAGAAATAGCAATTTCACTGTTCTCCATTTGTCTAATGAGCATACCTAAAGCATATTCATCTAAATTAGATTTTGCTTGAATATATTCATGTTCAGCAATAATCTCTTCACTTAAATAAAACTTAAGTAAACTGGACATTACCTTCTTTGCCTTTCCTTTAGCCTTTGTTAAGGCAACTGCCTGTGTACTTTCAATCTTTACTCTTGATAATTCTGGAGTTTCATCTAAACCAGGTACTTCATCTGGTAAGTCATTAAGTAAATCTCCGATACTATCTCTAAATTTATCTTTTGAATTATCTTCCATTAGTAAGTTATTTGTAATATATATTCCAGGTTATCTGGCATCGGTTACATCCTGTAGCATTAATTCAGGTGAAGCATTATCCAATAGTAAAGTCAAATGAGTATCCTTTACTACATATTGACTAAGTATTAAAGATTGTAATTCTTCTTCTATTGGTTTTTTCCAAATTCTTATGTTTGTTAAATCAGTTTCACATCCAAATAATTTCCATGATTGATCATCTATTACAGTTTGTGGTGTTGCTGTTTGCGTTTTATTATAAATTAAATTTAATGATGCTGTTAGGTTTGGATTAATAGCACCAGATGTTTCTACGGTATTATATACGAATAATCCTAATTGCCTAGCAGTAGCATTTAAATTAATTACTATGGCATACCATTTATCTTTAGCAAAAGACTGGCCTATTTTCCATTTATAATAAACCTCATTAATTTTCATAATAAACCAATTAGGTGTATAAGTAAAAGAAACATGCTGAGTTGGTGGCAATAATGAATTTTCATAAACCATAAAATTATTAGTTGCTTCCTTATTAAAACTAGGTGATCCTGTAGTAGTTACATCATCTATGAACTGTTCATCAATAACAATAGATTCACCAATTATTTCAATAACCTTTCCTATACCGTTGTATGACTGTGTTCCTCTTATCTCCACCCAATCCCCTATATTAATAGAATTACCGAATTTAGGTAAACCTCCTGTATTAAATTGTACCTTCCCATTATTGTCTGCTATTGATAAAATAAGTACATTATTACCTAGTGGTGTTTTATACTGTGGTCTTATCCAAAACGTAAATGCACGATCTTCTTCGCTACTCCATCCTTTTTCATATTGATACTTAATAGCTTCATTCGTAGTTCCCATAGAGGCTAATCTATAATGGTACTTAGAAATTATAGTCCACTCATTATAAACATTCTCCTCTTTTATAATTAGTTTTTTGTTTAAACTCCTCCTAACATAATCATTACCTAATGTTCCTATTGTTTTATACTGATTATCTTTTCTTACATCCTTAAATTCATTTTCTCTCTCAACTCTAAACTTATCTTCTACATTTGAGATTAATGCATCTGTGTTAGCTTCAGCCTGTATTCCTGCTGTAGTATTTTCGTACCCAACAGCGGTCCTCTTTTGGTATGGTACTAAACTAACCCTCCAATAAGATCCTGCATATAAAAAATCATCGGCTTGTGCAATTGCATCTACTTCATACATCCTATTCATATAATCTTTAAAATATAAATAGTCTCTCATTTCAGGTTTGGCGCCTAATCCGAATATTGCCTCGAATGCAGATTTGACAATATGTATTTCAAATTGAACAGGAAAATCCATCATCATAGGATTAAACTGTATTTCTCTTGTTGGTAATTCGTTATCAGGTATTAGGATTTTTACTTCTCCTTCTTTAATAACATCAAATAAAGAATATTCTTTTAATATAACATCCTTGCTTCTTTGGTCTGCCTTTGTCTTAAAGTAATCAACACAAAACCCAAACATATTAGAAGTGATTGCAGATAACTGATTATACATTGAAGATGCTCTAGATAAATCATAAGGATTCCATGTATCACCACAGCAATCTACAACAAGGTTAGGTACGCCAATACATCCTTCAGATCCACACTCAACTTGAGGTATTCTACAGATTACACCGCCGTCTGTTACTAATTCCAGTGCGATAGATTCAAATTCTAATGTGCCATCACCTACTTGTTCATATCTATACTGAATCCAAAAAGGTTTATTAGGATTTAATAATAAAGCCTCTAGATTCGCATTAGTAAGATCAATATAATCAGAATATGTCACACCATCCGTTCCCCATCTAAACTGTTTATTATAATAAAGACCTGATGCTTCACCTTTAGTTTCATCAGTATATCCTAAAACTTCAACTACATTTAAATAAGGTTCTTGGAGACTAATTAATATAGCATCGCCATTAGCATCTGTTGTTCTTCCGTTAACTGCCATTGATTAAGAGTTTATTTGTTCGTATGAACTTTTTGAATTACCTTCCTTTTTAAAAGTTTCTCCAATTATATAAGAACCTACAAAAGGTGTTAGTGCTGCAAAGTATGCCGCTGCACCCATAAGATCAGCATTCTTAACAATTACCCATACTCCTATAATAGTCCATAAAGCAATTGTAATATACATAAGATTTTCTCTCTTGCTATTTTTTCCTTTTCTAAAAATAGAACTATCTTCACTAGGTCTCATACTTTCACCAAAGATGTATGATGCTACAAATCCTGTTAAAGAAATAAAATATCCGGCTAATTGAGTAAAGTCAGTATCAAAATATGTAGCAGTAACACCAACAGCAACCCATAAAAAGACTACTAAGTATGTAACGCATTCACGCTTTGATTCACAACAGCGATTAATAAATGATTTCATAATACAAACATTATTTGTTTATATATTCAGCTACTAATATGGAGTATAGTCTGTCTTTACGATTAAGATAGGATCGTCTTCTTCAAGCTTTTGATCAATTCTATCCAATATGCTGAAGGTACTTAATTTGCCTTCTATATCCATTGATGTCAAAATATCAATAATTGCAGTAGCTTTCATATAGAAATATGGCTTTCTCTCTAGATATTTATTTTTTAATATCTTAAAATCAATCAGTGTTTTATTAAAGGTGTCTAACTCTGTTCTATCCATTAGCCTAGTTAAATCAAAGATACCTTCAATTATATTAAAATGAAAACTTAAAATAGGAGCACCTCTTTCACCTTTAATTAACCTACTAAAGTGTTTATCATCATTAACTTTAAATGTTAAAAAATCTAAATTCTCAAGCCTGTTAAAAATAGAGAATAGAAAATAAATTGAATTAGGTTTAATATTAGGGTTTGGAATATACCCAAAGTCTTCTGCTTTTTTGATTTCACCGCTAAGTCTCTTACTAGTTTTAACAGCAGTTAAGAAAGATGATAGCTTAACAGTAATTTCGCCGTCTATCTTTGATAGATTTTTGCATTCCTTTTTTACTCTGTTTATAATAATACTATCAAAGTAATCATACTTATACAAAGTAAACATAATATGTGTAGGGATGCCTAACTCAAATTTATTATCAATTAACATCTTTACCCATTTGTTTTTCTAATGTATCTATCGAGGACTTAATTAGTGATGGGTTATGTTTTAGAGCTTCTCTATATTCTCTTTCACCTATTTCGTTAAATTTCATATACATCTCTTTTGCAGCTGGATTAGGATTCCATTCTTTTGCTTTTTGTTTAGGTGTCTTTTTTACTTTTGTATAAATAAAGCCTGGTACTCTATTAAATTTAGAAGATATTAATCTCCATGATTCAGCTTGACCAACAGGATCTATTTTTAATGTATTAAACATATTCGCTTGGATAGGGAACTTAATACTCATAAACCTATTAGTCATAAATGAATTTTTAGATTTATCATAATTAGATACCTTATCCCAATTAACATCTTTACCGAAAAGTACTTTTATATAGTCAAATAATTTCATTGAGTTATTTTATATTTATATGAAGAAAAAGTAAAAAGTTTAAAAAATCTTATCTTGTTTTTTACCACCTTTTATAAAAGACATATCATCAGAATCACTATCATCATCTTTAAAGAATGCAGCCTTAAAAGAACTATCAGTTTCTTTTGAGTATTCAGTATTCTCTAAAATAGATTTCATTGTAGAGATCGTTTTTAATTGCAAACCTTTTACATTCATTTTTGATTCTACTGATTTAAACATTTCATCTAGGATACCTTCTGGTATTGATTCAGCAGCAAGTACCATAAGATTAACATTAGATTTTAGATTAGTAATAATCTGTTCTCTGCTCATATGTTTTGCATTCATAACTCTTACGGTCATATTTGCAAGGTCAGTAATATACTCATCATTATAAAGATACATATGAGACAAGTGGCCATGTTTTTCTTTGAACTCAGCGATGATAGCAGTTGCCTTGTTTTCACTGATACCATATCTCCTATTACCTTTTTTATAATAGTAAGCAGGTGGTACATTATCACCAGCATCTCCTGTGAGGACTTTACGGAAACGGAAGTCTTCAGGATCAACCTCTATAATAGAAACCTTTTTCTTTGCGACCAATGCTTTAAGTAATTTCTTAGCCTGATTCTCTGGTGATACAGAAGTTTTTAGTACATCAAATATATCATCAGATTGTTCTTCTTCAGTTTGAGAATCCATCCATTCAGAAAAACCTTGGTAAGTATATAATTTTTTATGGGCTGGTGAAAATAGAATAGTATGAGTATGATTGCTTTTGCTCTTATCTACTAATTGAACTAAGTCTCTATCTCCAGTAAACATAATAACTGATTTGTCATTTGCAAGACATTCAGTATTCCATGCATACATTAAATCGTCACCTTCGGCTCCGTCAATTTTTGAAATGATAACACCTTGCTTAGACAAAATAGAAATAAAGTCAGCTGTTGCTTTTGAAAAGTTCTCCCAGTTAAGAGCATCGTTTTGTTTACGATTACCTTTATATTCTGCCTCTGGGTAAAAGTCTTTTCTCCATGATCTTGAATCTACCGTCCAAACAACCTTATCGATAAGACCTTCAAATAATCTAATTTGATATGCAAAGTCAGTTGCCAATTTTTTAACAAAAGCCTGTACATCTTCTTCTGTACCTAATAAACCTTTTTCTTTAGATCTTGTAGGTATTACATATAATGTTCTAAATAGAAAATAATTACCATCTATTACAAATGTATGTCTGCCAGTTTTCTTCATATTATGTAGTGTTTAATTAAAATATAACAAGTTTTACAGAGTTCTGAAAGAACCTGATAAAGTTTGTTTTTCAATTTCTTTTATATCTATTCCATCATTAAGAAGTGACTTATATCTGGTAACAGCTGCACCTAGCTCCATGAAATTAGGATATTTAATTATAAGTTTTTCTAAAAATTCTTCTGTCATTTTTCGTATATTTTAAATTTTGATAAATCAGGATAAGGTAATGTTAAATCTTCTTGATGCTTTTTAGTACCGTCCTGGTTATAAAATTGGTTCATTAATAATAATCCTCTTGCTGCTAATTCTGGCATCATATAAAAATTCCAACCAATCATATCAAAATTATCATCATGATAAGAACATTCCCTACGACCTGAATACCTTGCTCTTTTAAACCAATGGTATGCTTTTAAACTATCAGTTAGTATTGCACCGCCTTTAGATAATTTAAAATGTTTAAAAGGTCCAGTAAACGATACACACATATGAGTAGAAGGTTTATACATATCTGCAGTAAATGTTAATGCTGAATCCCAAACATTAGATCCTTTTAATTGATATGCACCAGTTAATTTACCCTTTAAAACCTGTGGGTGTTTTTTATTCCACTTAACCTTTAACCCTGCATGGATTATTTCACAAGGGACTGATGGGTAAGTTCTATTCGGAATTATTATAGAATCACCTACTATAGATTTATTAACATGATTCTCATAATATAAAGCAAGGAATAAACCGTTACTCATATTATCTAATGTCACTGCATATTTAGAACCAGTGTATTGTGCTAACTGCTCTTCGAACTCTTCCGTATTTTTATATACTCCGTATGCCATTATGCCCCGTTTACTATTGTTTGTAATTCATATATACAAGCGAGCATTGATACTGCAGGATCAATTACCTGTTGCCGTTGTGCCTGATATTTTGCAACCGTTACAATTATCTGTGGAATAAATTGTGTATATGATTGTCTATCTTGTTTTATAAAATCTATAAATTCTGCGCCTAAAGAAGATAAAACATCATCAGTTCTATTTGCATAATTAGATAACATATATTGATAATTTTTTACAGGATCTTCTCCATCAATAACAAGATCATAAATATCTTTATATACTGAACTGAATTGTTTAATGTTTTCAACTGTTATAGTTTCTACACCTTGTGATTTAAATCCTTGTAACTGATTTAACATATTTCGCAAATCAGGAAATTTTCTTTTTACTAATTCAACCGCCGCGTGTTTATCAATCCCAATACCTTCTTCTTTGCATATTTGAAAAATCCTCATAATGTAACTTTTCATTATTTCAGTTTCTTCTTCTTTACTAAAATCAAAATCAATCATTTCAAATCTTGATTGAATTGGATCTGGTACTTTATTAATATAATTACATGTTGCAACGAATCTTGCGTTTACAGCAAATTGATCCATAGTAGCTCTTAGTGCTTTAAAGAATTGATCAGATACACCATCAATCTCATCAAGTATAATTACTTTCATTTTTCCTGGCTCATCCATTATAGAACGATTAGCGCAAAAATCAGTAATTCTATTTCTTACAACATCTACTGAAGTATCTGTTGACGCATTAATATAAAGGTATGGATGCTTAAAATGTTTTACCAGTACCTTAGCAGCAGATGTTTTACCAGTACCTGGACTACCATGAAGTAATAGATGTTGATAAACTCCTTTGCTTAGCTTTTCCCCAACTCTCTGTGGCGTAATTAAATCATCTAAGGATTGTGGTCTGTACTTCTCTGTTAATAGTACATTTTGGATATTCTTCATATTTAGTTTGATTTATTTTTATATGGAAAAAATAGCATTTGTTTCAATGTAAATAAATAAAAAAAATCTATTTAATGAGTCCTAGAAAAATACGAAAGGTTATAAAGGTTAAAGTAGACCCGGCTGTATCTAGTAATGTTAAAAGTAATATAACTAGAGGCCCTGTACAAGTCCATGTAAATAAACCTTCAAAACCTGCTAGTGTTGCAGCTATTCGTAGAAGTAATGTACAACCTAAATTTAAACAGCCTACGGTTTTTAAACCAATAACTAAAATATGGAATGCTAGCGATACTGTGTATATTATTGGAGGAGGTCCTTCATTAAAGAATTTTAAATGGTCTGAGCTAAATAATAAAAAAACCATAGCTATAAATAAATCTCTTTTAAGTTATCCAAACGCAGATGCTGTCTATTGGACCGATGGCAGATTTTATAATTGGCATAAAAAAGATATTGATAGTTTCAAAGGTTTAAAATATACAATTGCACCTAGACGAGAAATGAGTGAGGATATTCACTTACTAAAGAGAGGTGAAAAATATGGACTAAGTACTTCCTTAAATACCTTATCCCATGGTATGAATAGTGGTTATGCTGCTATTAACTTAGCATTACATCTAGGATCCAAAAGAATAGTTTTATTAGGTTATGATATGGGAAATGTTGGAAGCTCTAGTCATTATCATGATGGATATCCAATTAACGCAACATCCGATAACATTTACAACAAACATTTCTTACCAGGTTTTAATATTCTAAAAGAACATATTAAAGGTAAAGGTATAGAGATTTTTAATGCATGCCCTACAAGCAAATTAGATTCATTTAAAAAAATAACCATAGAAGAAGCTCTATCCCTTAGATGATCTTCTTATGTAAGTCATGAACTCCCTCTGTTCACCTTTTAATAAGGTTTTACAGCGTTTAGTAAAGTTGATTGATGAATCTATTATTCTTTGATCAACTCTTTTATTTGATGAGTTATGTGATTCAGAACACTTATTACAAACAAAATTTTCAACCTTCTTAGAGTCCATTCTTGATTTAATCTCAGTTTTACAAATACCACAATTCCAATCAACAAGATCAGAGTCTTTTTCTAATTCTTTAATATTTGTAAAAGTTTCTCTAAAAGGATTCCAAAGTATACGGTTAGGATTCTTTTCATGTTCATTCATATCCTCGACCTTAAATATAATTTCAAAAGCATCTACATCAGAATCTAACCATTTCATATGATTATTTTCTAGTAAAAGTTTTCGCTTCAAAGGAGGCAGATTCTCCAATAGAATTCCATGCCTCCTTTTATACCATCCAAAGTTTATCTTACGAACTTTATACATAGTGTCTATTTAACAGTTGCAACATTCACAACTACATGATGTTCCACATTTACATACTTTACAATCACATTTCATATTAATAATTATTTTTGTACATTATTCATTAACCTTCTAAACTTTTCAGAAACTGTTTCTTCAAGCGGTTGGAATGATTCTGGTAATGCAGCTAATTTCTTTTTAGCATCTGCTTCCTTTTTTCTAAGTTCAGCAATGTCTTCTTTACTATCTTCAATTGCCTTTTGTAATTTTTGAACCTTTTCATCAGAACCTCTACCGGTTTTTAAATCTCTTTTAGCCTGATCTAAATCTTTAATAGCTTTATTCATTGCAGTTCTCTCATCCTCTACTTTATCATTAAAGTCTTTAATATCAGCTTCTAATTTTGCACCTGGATCATCAGGAGTATTATCATCAACATCGGTATCAGTATCGGTCTCTGTTTCAGTATTACTATCTGGATCAAGTGCCTTTATCTTTTTCATTATTTCTCCAATGTCATCTCCTAGCCCTTGAAATAATTCATCATTAGCATCTAACTTAGCTTTTTTCTGTTGAGCTTGTTTAAATTTAATCTCTGCTTGTAATTTAGCCTTTTCATCTTCCCCATCTTTTACTTTATCATATGCAGCTTTAGCTTTAGTAATCTCGCCTTCAACTGCTTCTTTAGCAACCTTAGCTTTTTCTTTTTCAAGTTTTTCTTTTTCTGCAGCTGCTGCCCTTTCTTTTTCTCCTGGTAATTCAACCTGTTCTTTATCTCCACTATCAGATTCATAATCTTGAAGATCCTTTTTAGCATCAGCCGCTGTTGCTGCTAATTTTTTAATTCTTATCTTAAGTTGTTTTGATTCTTCACCGTCTGCTGCTTTAAGCGCAGTTTCAGCTGCTGCTAGGTTAGCTTTAGTTGTTGCAATAGTTACAACCTTTTTTAGTGGATCGGTTGTAGCAAGATCTTTCATTCTTTGACCTATTGCAGAAGCCTTATCTTTAAGCGCCTGATTCTTAGCGGCGTTTGCAGCTTTTAATGTATCATTAGTCTTTTTATCTAATTCTCCTTTAGATGCCTGTTTCTTCTTTTCGTAATCAACATTATTTAAAGCTACCTGAACTTTAGTCTGTTGATACTTCTTAGCATTATTTTTAATCTTTTTCCATTTTATAGGATTAGACGCAATACCTTTAATATCGGTGATACCTTCATCTACACCTTTATTAGATTCAGCTATAAATTGATTGTATGATTTTACTCTTTTCATATCTAGTTATTGATTTTTTTATATATTCAACTGATATAAGACAAAAAAAGGTCCGCCGTTAAGCGAACCTTTTAAAACTGTATTATAAGTTTTTATTCTTAGATGATACTAGTACCAGCTTGGAATTCAAAACCTAATGTGTAATACATTGTTTCTGGGTGGAATCCAGCGTCTACTAAAGCGAATCTAGATTTAACCGCGATTTTAGGAGCCATAGTTCCTTCTGCGATTGTCTCAACAGATTCAGCCATTAAGTAAGGCATGAATACTAAACCAGGAGAATTACCATCACCTTTTCTACCTACAGCAACTCTATAGTCAGTCCAAGCCATGTTTGGATCAACATAAATAGTTACACCAGCCAAAGCACCGATTGGATATAAAGATCCACCAGCTTGGTTGATTGTATTTGATAGTGGGTAAGGTACGAATCCTGCAACATCCTGAAGTGCCGTAGCAATTTCTCCAGAAGTTACTGCGAAAGTAGCAGGTCCTCTTCTTCCTCTTGTTGCAATTAGGTTAGAAGCAGCAAGTACTTTAGTATACAACCTACGTTGTAAAGTTCCTTGTGTTTCACCACCTGCATTAACTAATGTTCTTGCAACAGTTGCATTAATATTAGTATTAGAATCGTTTCCAGGTCCTAATGGAATTACAACAGCAGGAGCTGCAGTTGTTCCGTAAGAAGCAGATAACTGTAAGCCATCAACAGTATTAATATTTCCTGCATTTTGAGCTCCATTTCTGAAGATTCTATCCAAGATGTATTTGTTGATAGATTGAGTTAATTCATTTACCAATACAGCTTCTACTTGAGCAACTGCGTCGATTCCGAATTGTTTCAAATCCTGAACTTGTTCTCTAGTCACAGCAGCAGCAACTTGGAAAGTTTTAGCAGCAACAGACTTATTGAATAAGCTTAGTCCCATAATGTTATCTGGGGTAGATTCACCAACACCTCTTTGGTATGGATCATTACCGTCGATAGATTCAGTTAAGAATCCAGGTACATTAGCAGCACCAGGTAGTGGGTTGTTATCCTCAAATGCGTTACCTGAGAAACCAGTAATATGGTCTTCCAAAGCTTTTACATATTCAGGAGTATCTCCCCATGCACCGATAACAACAGCAGTAGCGATATCAGAATAGAAATCTACACCGTTAGCAATAGCTTGGTAAATAGCTTCATATCCTTCTTCACCTTGTGCAAAGTTAGTATCAGTAGCAACACCGTTACCTCTTACACGGAATATAGAATAACCATCGATTCTAGATTTTCCTACGTAAGTTAATTCGTAAGCAGCATTGTTAGCAGCAGTTGAAGCAGCATATACTAATTGGTCAACTGCTAAAGCAGCAACACCTGAAGCTAAAGTTAAATCAGCTTTAATTAGTAATGGTGCAGAATCAGTTACTTTTCCACCTGCATCAGTAGTTCTACCTCCACCATATACAAAGTCTAGGTAAGTTAATACTCCCATAGGGCCTTGCATTGGTACAACAGGTACTAAGTCTAAACCTACAGTCTGAGCAGCAACTTGCATAGCAAGTGGTAACAAAGAAAAAGGTCTGTCTCCAGATCCGGCAGTCATACCAGCAGCACTAGTGTCATTGAAGTTATTCATGGTAGTAGGATTGCTTGGGAAAGCAGTTGCACCCATACCTTGAGTATTCATGTTAGGATTTAAGTGTACAGTATTATATACACTCTCATTAAGATTGTGGTAGTGACAGTACTTAGACATCCAAGATAACTTAGACTTTTCAGTAATACCAGTACTTTCCTCAATGATAGGGCCCCAGGTCTTTTGAACCTCGGCCTCGTTGATTAATTGATTTGCGTACATTTTTTAAAAATTATTTTTCGCATTATTGTGGAATCTTTCAATTCCGTTTATTTAATCGCCTCGGTTCTTTTCTTCTTAACCATTCGATTAATATCTTTTAGATTAGATTATCTACCTAATCTGAATTTCATTTTTTCTACTAAGTCACTTCTAAAAGATTCATTTATTAATGGCTCTTTAGTAGCTGCAGACTCAGCAGCAGTTTTACTTTCATTAATAGATTCTGTTACAATTTGAGTATCTCTTAGATCTCTTGTTGACCAGAAGTTATTAATTCCATATTGATTATTTACAGGATGGAACCTTGATTCAGAAATAATTTGGTTTTTTCTATTTTCAGAAAGGTTATTCCATTTTTCTTGGAATTTTTCTGGCATATCAGAAACAACATCTAATTCTCTTTTCTTTTCAATAAAATTAGATTCCCAAATATTTTCAGCTTGTATAGTTGACATAATTGGTTTAGCATTCATTGATTCTACAATCATAGCTTGCTTCTCTGTTGATAAAGAATTAAATTCATTCTTTTTAGATTCTCCTAAGAAGTTCATAAAGTGCATTTCAGATACATTCTTAACTTCAGCAGCTGCAATTAACTTTTCTAATTTTTCTTCAATAGAATTTTTATAATCTACAGTCTCATGAGTTTTACCACATGATTCACACATTTCTTTTAATTTGCCTTTATCAGCATCTGGATACTTTTCACATACTTGTTCATAAGTCATACCTTCGTCCATGCATTTTGAAACTTCTTCCATTGTTGGAGTTGCACCTTCCATTTTACCGTATTCATTAACAGTTCCTTCGTTGATTGAATTAGCATTTGGGGTATTAATGTTTTCGGCAATGTATTCAGAATACTTAATACTCTTATCTACATTTTCTCCAAGATATTCAGAATAAGCAATATTCTGATCAACCTTTTCAGCTACATATTCTGAATAATCAATACTCTTTTCTACATTTTCAGCAACATAGTTAGAATATTGAATTCCTTTGTCAGCCATCTCAGCAACATGCTCTGCATATTGAATACTACCATCAAGCTCTTCAGCTAAGTATGTAGCATAATCTTTAATTGAATTTACATTCTCTGCTAAGTAGTCAGAGTAAGAAATATTTTTGTCTAAATTTTCTGATAAGTATTCAGCATAATCAGTAACCTGATTTACTTTCTCTGCAATATGCTCGGTGTACTTAATAAGTTTTTCCATTACCTCATCATTGTTAGAATTAGTAGATTCTTTAACATTACTTAGAACTCCAGATACATATTCAGTATACTTTTGAAAATCTTCGACGGATACATAGTTTTTATTTTCCATTGTTAGATCTTTTTTATTATCGTTGTTATTTTCAGTTTCTTCCATTTCGTAAATCAATATTCCATCATCATTACTTAGGCCAAAAGATTCATTTACTCTGGATAGTTCAGCATTCTCGAAACCAGGATCTGCAACCAGATCATAAGTAAAAAACTTTTTAATTTTAACTTTACCATTTTCATCTACTGTACCAGCAGCTCTACTTGAAATATGTAAAGGAATACCATCTTTGATAAGAGCCTGAGCTTCTTTACCTTTAGAAGTATTTAGTAATCTTATTTTACCAATAACTTGCTTCTTATCTTTATCATAGTCTAAAGATTCTACTACATGTGATACATTAGCTAAACTAACATCAAAATCTTTTGGGTGGTCTAATTCACCTAGAAGTTTATTGGTCTTAACCTTTTCTTGTAATTCATTAATGTGAGGCATTACTTCCTTCTCCTCATAAATTCGGTTATTCTTGTTCTTGACATCAAACTCGGTAAATACACCTTCCAATACAACAGAACCGTCATCTCCGGTCGTTATATCTAAATTTGATTTTTGCCTTTCAAGAATTAATAATTTTTTTCCTGACATTTTCTAGTAGTTATTTGATTTATATATTACAATCTCTGTAGAGTTTTTATTAGAGGTCTGCTAATGGATCCTCATCTGCTGCACCTTCTTTCTTTTCCGGTTTAAAATCTGCCTTATCAGCACCTAAAAGGATCTTTTCAATATCCTTTTCTGAATAATTCTCTTTCTCTAAATCAGCTCTTTCTTTTGCTCTGGCATTAGCCTTTAAATCTTCACGAGTAAAGCCGCCATATCTCTTAACCAAGAATCCTAAATCGAAGTATGGAATTTCTTCCATTTCTGCTGTCATAGTACTTAACTGAGTTTTTAGGTTACCTATAAAATCGACTCGTTTTGTTTGTAATTCCATTTCTTTCATTTCCTCAAACACGTTATCCTTAACAAAATTAAGTCCTAATCCAGATTTAAAAGAAATATCATTTGTTAATTCAGGATGATTAATACACATTTGAAGATACATAGGTTTAACTAATATCTCTTGAAATATAGATCTTAACCTATCAACGAATTTAGAAAATTTAATTTCATCTCTTAACATTCCGCTAGCATCCATATCATAAGTATTACCACCTTCTTTATCAAACCTAGAAAATGGTATCTTAGATGCTAATTTTAATCTATCTGCAAAATACTTAAGAGATTCTGTATCACCAAGATCTGGTCCATCACCACCAATTGTACTAATCTCTGGAGATTCACCATCTTTAGAAGGTAACCAATATTCCTTATTAAATGGCATCATTGGTTTTCCATTAGTTTGAATTTCACCGCTCTCTTGATTAAAATCTACTACTTCTCTGTATGAATTCATTAACTGTGCAAGTGATTGCTTTGCTCTAGTTTTTGATTTACCACCAACAGGTATAATAAACTGAGTTTTAAATGAAGAATTTGAAACAGCCCAGATAATTCTAGTTGTTTCCATAATTCTTAAAAGGTTAAATGATCTTATTAATCTTTCTACATAAGATATTCTCATTGGTGAATTAACTTGTGAATATGAAAGGTATATGATTTGTGAATCCCATAACTTTCTTTCCTTTGCACCTTGTCCTTTATATTGTACCCATTGCTTCTTTCCAGTGTCAGTATCAATACCTGGCATTAAGGAAATAGGGTCTAATTCCTTAAATCCTATAATCTCTGTCTGCTTATCATTATATACTATTTCAAAAGCAAGGAATCCATCTACTAAAAATTTTCTAAAATAATTCCAAGGCTGAACCGAATCATTAAAACCAAAATAATTATAAAGGTTATTATATACATCACCAATTTCATCTTCAATAGAACTTGCAATATGTCCATGAAAATCAGAGTATGCCATAAAATTAGATTCATCAAATACAATAGCCTCATCTGTAATTACATCTAAGATATCTTCTATCTCATCTTGTACTGCGTATTCTCTAAGTTGATCTCGCTTTCTTTCATAATCTCTATCAAATATAGAGATATTCTTTTTCATTGTAGTATCCGTTAATGATAATGCAGCAAATGCGCTATATATATCATCAGCATCAGAACCCATTGGATTAAATGTATAACCCATTTGATTTTCTGTAAACCCTACTGCACGGGAATTACGAATGATCATATCATCGTAAGCCATACCTAAATTAGAAAGATCTTTTAAAATCTTCCTTACTGGATTGCCTGTACTTAAGGGTCCTCTTCTATCAGTAAAACCTGCCATATTGTTTTATCTTTTATTGTTTATATATTCTTGTAATATAATGCTTGTGCCTCGTTAATGTTTCCTCCAAAGAAATGATTTTGATTGTTAACAGCACCTATATACCAATCTTCATAACCTAACATCCTCGGTTTTCTTATTCTATCTAATCTATATTGTCTAATAGCATAAGTAACATTATATTTTCTACCTAATGATTTTTTTAAATTGTCATAAGTAAATTCACTTAATCTAGGCTGTGCATCAGGATTACCTGGTGACTTATTTATTGCAGAACTTATAGTACTTTTGAATGATTTAAATACATCAGATAAAAAAGGTAATCTAGCATCATACGGGATGTAATGTAAATTTAAACCTAACTGATGATCATTATCACTTTTTCCTAAACCTAACACTAAAGGGTAAGTATCATAAAAAGTTTCATCTGGGGTAAAATATTCAAATGAATACATTTTACCATTATCCAATATACCTTTTGCTTTATTACCAATTTTTTTGAGATCTTTATCTGATTGCTTTGATGCACCAGCTCTACCTTTATAATCTGCAAGGTAAATATCTAAGTCTTCTTGAAAGGATCCTACTATTGCCATTAGAATAATTTTGAGTCTTCTGTTAAAAGCATTACTTTAAAATTTCTTAGTTTAGCCATTTTATTTAATGCTTCGGTTTTACAAAGGTTTCTAACATATGTTTCATATCCATGTTGAAAGTTTTTTAATGCCTTTGCGGTTTTTCTTTTTGGTGCTTTTGGTTTTTGTAACTGGGCCTTTGGTTTTATCTCTACAACAAATTCTTCCATTATTCCACCTTTATCCATTTTCATATAAAAGTCTGGATAATAGTTATGAAACTTTTTATCCAACATATTAAAATATTTTACCGAAAACGGCTCAGATGCCCATTTTATTACTTCTTCATTATGATCGCACCAATGGCAGAACTTTCGCTCCCAGCTACTTCTATATATGATTGGATGCTCCCCAATGTACTTTCTTGGATTAATAGGATTATAATACCCTTGCTTAAATCCAGACTTAGAAGTAGGCTTTACCTTTTTAATGCTCATTTAAAATTTATATTGTATAAATACCGTCACTATCAGCACTACCGTTAATAGAAACAGTACCTGCATATTTTCTAGGATGTAATTTATTCCAACCTTTTGCAAAACCTCTTTTACATATTTCAGTAAAATACGCAAATGCGTTAGTTGATTTTTCTGGATTAAAATTTCTCCAATATTTAAACAAATCCATATAAGCAGATGCTATACAGTCTTGTCTATCGTCAGGGTTTGCGTATGATAATTTTCTAGAACATTTGTCTGCTAATAACATTAGGAATTCTAATGCTTTTGGTGTTAGTTCATCTAATTCTTTAGATTTAACTATTTCTTCTAAAAGATCTCTATTGTTTAAATAATTTCTTTTTCTTGCCATTTCATAATGTTTATTTATTATTATATACAAAAAAAGCCGATAGTTTATTATTACTACCGGCTTTTCTATAAAGTGAAAGTTAATTAAATCTTAACATTAAGTTGACCTTTAGGACAGATTGTAGTTTTTCCATTTTTTGGATCAATACATTCTAATGAATCATCATCACCAAGAGAAGTATAATCCTCGGCACTTACCATAACTTCCTGGCCTTTTCTAAGACCATTACCGTTTTTATTAATTTCAGCTTCAACAAAACCGTCGTTTAAATAATCGTTACGACTTTTTTTTTCTGTTACTGCTTCTTCTTTCTTTTCATCTTCTTCTTCAAAATCTTCGCCATCATGTGTTTTAGACTTATCGCCTTTATTACCACCTAATACAACCTTATCATAAGTTTCTTGTAAAGATTTTTCAAACTTAGAAATTTCTTCTTCTAAAAGATTCATTGCTTCTGTAAGTTCTTCAGTTTCACCAAGCTTATTAATAGCTTCTTTTACTTTTGCTTTCTTTTCTTCTAAAAATGAAATTTTATCTGAGATATCAGATCTTGATTTTTCAACTTTAGCAACTTCATTATTTTCAGCAATTAATTTTTCTGATAATATTGGAGAAGGATCATAATTAATAAATTCTTTAACTAATTTAACTGTCTCTGTTGCAGATGATACAAATACCATTTCATTTACGTGCATTGCAGAATTAACTTTGTTTACATAAACTCCTTCGTTTACATTAATCATAGTTAAGAATAAATTTGCAAATTCATTTGAAGTAATGTTTGTAAAGTTATCCATTTCAGCAAGAAGATCAACAGATTCAAAGAATTTACATACTTTATCAATTTTCCATTGATTTCTGTAACCGAAAAAGTTAAGAGCCATTAAAGATTCTTTTAATTCAATTATACTAGCATTTGATAAATCAGTCTTTCCTAATTTAATAGTACCTTCAGTTAAATTGTATTCTAACGTTCTATCATTACCTTCACCGAAAGTAACTAAAGTATTATTCATGTTCTTAAACATTCCTAGTCCTTCTAATACATCGAAGAATCTAGCATCTTTAACTTCAGCTTCAGTAATTGTTTTTCCATCAAAATTATAATTCTTTCCATGTAAGTGGAATGTTAATCCATTTTCTGATTCTAAAACTGGTGAAAGAATTGTAGAAATAGTTCCACTTCCATTTTCAGAAGCTTTATTATCTTCAGCTTTCATTTCATTTAAAATAGCTTTACAATCCATTGACCATGGATTTTTTGCAGCCACAGCAGAAAACTTAGATTTAATAGTATCAGAAGATTCATTTAATAAACCTTCTAGGTCATTTACTAATCCTTCAAACATCTTACCTTTTTGTGTTTGTGTACGAGCGATCGCTTCAGTTACCCTGAATGACCATTTAGTATCGGCATAAGCTCCTGTGATATAAGATCTTAATTCGTGTATTGGATTTAACCAATCTGAAGATGCCAAGCTTTTATGAAGGTTCTTAGCAATGTTAAACTTTAACATAGGGTTAACACTGTTTTCTATTTCTTCACTGATAACTTCAGTTTCTTCGTTGTTGAATCTCATAGGGAATGCCTTTAAAGATTCTTGTAAAATGTCAAGAGCGTTTTTAGCAGAATAGGAAACTCTGGAATTATCCGAATTCATTACCTTTAAAGCTTCAATACTCTTCATAACATTTTCATGCAGTTCAGCAATTGTAAATTTCATTTCGTTATGATTTTTTTGTTTATTATTATTTTCTGTAATTTCTGGTTGATTTCCTTTGAAGGCGTTGATAGCACTCATTGCTAATTGTTGAGGAGTTCCCATACCTACAAGAATTGCAAGTACTTGTGAATCCGTCATTGGTCCACTTTCAACTACTTTACCGTTTTTACCATCTAGTTTAGTTTTACCGCTTTGTGCAAATAAAACACCAACAATATCAATTAATTGCTGAGGTGGCATATTAAGGTAAGGAGCATCAGTATTAACACCATATTGACGGTCTATTGAACCACCTGAGTAAACTTGTGTTTGTCCTTCTTTAATAACTTTTTCCATATTATAGAATTTGATTTGTTTTATATATTCTAAGAACTTAGAGTTAATTATCCTTCATCATTATTAGCATTTCTGTAAGACTTACTAGATTGGGATTCTTCTGATGGTGGTGACGTATCAATAGTTCTTTCATCATAAGGCCCACCTACTTCTTTACTTGAGATATTATTATATGATTCGTTGCTCATAACCGCCGTGTCTGGTGCAACTTTTATATTATCATCAGTAAATTTAAACTCTTGAAATACACCTCCAAAATAAATTCCCATATTTCCATTACTATCAGATCTTAATTGACCAACGCCTGAAGCGTTAGGATTTGATTTTATGGCCTGTTTAGTAATAAAATCAATTTCAGGTAATAATATACCACTTTCAAATACTGGCATAAACGATTTTAGTTCCATATCAAAAGTAACTTGAAATTCTTTCTTGTCATTTAATCCCCATTCAAATAACCTATCCTGTGAAAAGTCTTCTGGTACTGACATTGAGGCATTAACTCTAAACATACCTAAATCTACATTAAATAAAGTACCTTTATATAATTTACTCATAATAGAATCAGTAACCTTTAACATTTCTAAATTATTAGAACATATTATAGTTACACCAAATCCTATAGTAATTGGTAAAAAATTGGTCATTAAAGAAAATGTCTTTAGCATACCATCCCATTCTCTTACAAATTCAGCTCTTGTAAATTTATTAGTTTGTTCATCTGCGTTAATCGACATTGAATTCATCTGTATAATACCACGAGGTACTACTTCATAATCGCCAATAGCCTTACCTTCCTTTTCTGCGTCAAACATAAAATTATCTAAAAGAAATCTTTCGTTACCAGATATAGAATAGAAGAAAGGTACTTCAATTTTCTTTAAGGTATCTTCATCTATTTGATTATAATAATATACCTTTTTACTAAGCTCGGCTAGCATACCTACGGTTAGATACCGAAGTATAGTATTATCTTTATTAAATTCTTGGTTATATGCTGACATCTATTAGACTTTGTTTATATTCTATTTATCCAATAGATTCAATGTTAAATTCACTAAAGCCACCATCTTTAGTTATTTCAATCTTTTTATCAAAATATTCACTTGGTAAAACCGTATGATTGATAACAAAGGTATTGAGGCCGATATCTTGTATTGTATTATGAAGTATGTTAATTATATGGTGTACACCATCAGAGTCAATAGAAGAGAAGATTTCATCTAAAAATAAAATGTTTAGTGATGGGAATCTAACCTTAATCATTTTTATTAAAGCCATGATAATTACAAAATCAACCTTTTTCTTTTCACCTGTACTTAGTGTCTTAGGACTAATCTCCGTTCCTAAATGATGGAGAGAACAATAAAACTTTTCATTAAATCTAATACCAAACGGTATTCCCATCTCTCTCCCCATTAATTGGATGTGGTTATTAAAGGAGGGGAGTATAGATCTTACTGCTAAGTTCTTAATTCCATTTTCACCCATAATGTTTTCTAAGATAGTTAAGTAATAATCCTGGCCTTCACTCTTTAGTTTACCGGTAGATTTATCGTCCTTTCTAGTTTTAAAATCTTTTACTAATTGCTTAAGATGAGATCCAGATTCTGATTCATCTTTATCAGCCATTTCAATTAACTTATCTTTAATGGCTTCCATCTGAGTTTCTAACTGACCAACTTTAACATGTATCTTTCTACCTTTTTGTCTAAGATCAGTTAATTCAGTCTCTGCTTTTTCTGCATCGTCTTTTATTTGATTCCATTCAGTAAATAATAAATCTAAAGAATCTTGTTTTTCTTTTTTAATATCTAAATGAAAATCAGAATTAAGAGGGGCTGTACAAGTAGGACATTCATTGTTTTCATATAGCTTAAGTTCTTTCTTAACAGTGTTAATCTTAGAGTTTAATGTTGATTTTTTATTGTTTTGCTTTCTTGAATTTTCATCTAATTTTTCTAAGTTAATTTTTGTTGCAGATGTAAGCTCTTTTAACTTTTTTCTATTTTCATTTAACTGCAATAGCTTTTCTTTAAGAACTTTAATCTTTTTAGCATCTTTATTTTTACTAACCTTTTCAAAATGCTTTATCTTATCGATTACAGATTCTATTGATTCATTAAGAGTTCTTATTTCATCGTCATATGTTCGGATCTCCTCAATAATAGATCTTCTCTTTTCTTTGACGGCTTCAGCCATTTCATTAATAATAGAAAATCCAAATATCTTATCAATGATTCTTTTCTTATCATAAGGAGACATTGTAATAAAAGACTTAAAATCATTTACAGATAAAATAATTACATTCTTAAATACATGATAAGGGATTTCATAAATTTCTGTTTCTAGAAAATCTTGTAAGTTTACTTTACCTGCAACATCATATTCAGATCCATTTATTTTAACATTAAAAATACCAGGATTAATTCCTCTTTCTATTTCAACGGTATTGTTTTTAGATTCTAAATGGATCTTACCCCAAAGAGCACCGTTTACTCTATTCGGTAAATCTTTTAATGTTGATCCTTCTACTTTACCATAACATAAGTAAGTTATAACTTTTGCTAATGTACTTTTACCTGCGCCATTTCCACCTAGTACTAAATAAAGATCACTTTTATCTTTGTCAAATTCTATTACTTGTGTACGGTTGCCGTAGCTTGCAAAGTTTTTAAATTCTACCTTTTTAATCTTCATAGTTAGGTGATAATGTTCTTTTATATAAATCCTGCACTGATGCCTTTAGCCTTTCTTTTAAATCTTCTTCATATTCTAAAGAATTAATATATTCTGCTGCAATATTCATTAAGTTTAGTTCTCCATTAAAATCAGACATTTCGCCATCTTCTCTATCATAAGGATTTTCTTCATCATAAATCCTAGGTTCTAATTTTCTAGCAACACCATCTAAATAATCCATAAACATATTAATGTTATATTTACCTAGTACATTTGATGGTATAAAAACATCTACAAAATTATCCTTTATTTCTTTCTTTATATCCTCCATACGCATCTCTAAGATATCATTAATATAATACCTTATAAATTCTGGACTCCTCTTATTCATAAAGAATTCATGCTTACCTGTCTCTAAATCTAATACATAAATACCTTTTTGGTTTCCTCTATCAGATCTTGTCATTTGGTAAGGGTTACCTACAAGCACAAAGTTTTGTTTATCTTGTCTATAATGAATATGACCAGAGTAAACTCTTTTAAATCTTTTAAATATTCCTACGTCATTACCACCTTCATGTAAATGTTTTGTGCTAGGAGAAGTTTGTACACCTCGTGTTTCAGTATGACAAAACATATAATCAATGTTTTCTTTAATAGAATCTAAAGTTTCCTTTTCATGAGCATGGTCTCTGCGCCAAGGCATAAGTAAACATTTAGCATCACCATACTTTAAAATCTTAGGCTGCTTATGAACAGTAACATTAGGTAAATATTTTAAACAATCAACAGATGCTATATCATTGGAGTTCTTTCTCATAATATCATGATTACCAACTATGATATGTATATCTGGAAATATTTTACCTAATTCTTCAAACACTCTTATTGCTAAATCCTGTGCAGCTAAATTAACACTCTGACGATTATCAAACACATCTCCTAAATGATAAAGAACATCACCTTCTTTATATTCCTTTTTAACTAGAGGTATAAAAAATTCAAAAAAGTAATCTTCGATAATGCTTAACCATAATACAGAATTTGACCTACATCCTAAATGAGAATCACTTACCATCCATACTCTTGCCATATTAAAATAATTTTCTGATTTTCCTTTTTTCAAGGATATTATACTTATCGTCTAATTCTTTAATAAGTTCATCCTTAAATTTATTGGAAAGTGAATTATAAAATTTATTAGGAAATACATCAAAGTAATCTGATATGACACTAAATAAATCTACCCTTGTATATCCGTCACCTAAATTTTCTATTACGAAAGAATATACTCTGTTGATTTGAACCTTGTTTAATTTTTTAATAACACCTTCTGGTGTTGCTTCATTTAAGTGTTCATATTCACTACCTTTAATAATCTTATCAATCTTTTTAATTAACAATTCATAATGCATCCTATCATCCGGATCCATACTATCACCATAAGTAGCGGCAACAGTAAAGTTTACTTTATTCTCGGTTACATCTTGGTCACCGTATGTATTGTTAAAGATTTTATCTTTATCGGCTAACTTAACTGGAATAGGTTTTCCATTCTCGTCTAATTTTGGTTTTTTCTTTTTGCCCCACATATATATTTTTTTATTTTAATTTATATCATCAGTCTCAGTAAGTCTCATATGATCGTAATCAATATTAAACCGGCATCGAGTACCTTTACCTTGACCATCTCTAATTTTTAATACCTTTAACCAGTATTCTCTATTTGCATGCATCATAGAATCTTGAATAAGTGCATACATAACATCAGCAGTATGCGCAAGACCAGCAGATTCTGCAATGTTTTCCATTCTTACTTCCGTAGCATCCCATGCACCACGGTTAATCTGTGTGGCTGAAATTACTAACATATCTCTCTTAACGGCTAATGCCCTGAGATCTTCAGCAATTTGTTTTATTTTCATATAAGTATTTTCAGTATTAGGATTTCTATAATTTGCAAGAATGTTAATATAATCAACAACTAATACATTTACTTTATGATCTTGTACTTCTTCTAAATCTTTTAAGTATGCTTCTATATCTAAAACAGTACCTTGTGAAGTTGGCATTTCTTTTACAAAAAGTTTACCAGGTGGTAGTAGGCCTCGAGATATTTTCTCTAAACGCCTTTTCATAAAATCTCTATTGCCAGTTTTCTCATCATATTGTGGCATAGGAATTTGAAGAAGATTTGCACCTATTCTTTTTAATACCTTTTGTGCTGACATCTCCGCTGTTATAAAAACAACATTATGACCCATCCTAACAAAGTTTGCAGCATCATTGGCTAACCATATAGATTTACCAATGTTCTGTTCTCCTGCATAAACTATTAAAGATTTTGTATCATATCCACCGCCTGATACATTATCTACAAAAGACCATCCTGTTTCAATTTTCTTTGATGTTCTTTGTACGTGATCTTCTGGTTTAAAAAAGTCTAATCCAATATCAGTATCAAAGTTTAAGGATCCTTCTGTTGAGATCATACCGATTGCGCGAGTTACTACATCTTCGACATTCTCTGGGGAAACATCTTGAGTCTTTACATATTCAATAGTTCTTACTAATTGTTTATCAAAGTGTTTCCATTTAACCCATGCTTCACCAGTTCTCTTTAACCAATCTTGGTCATATTCATTAATATTAATATCATAAATACTGGATACTATATTTACAGGAATTTCATTAGAATCATCTTTAATGAGTGCCTTCATTTGTTCTCTTGAAGGACTTTCACCAAAATCAGTATAAAACTTTTTTGATAATTTTGCTATATGATCTAAATCATTGTTTGAAAAGAATCCTGGACCAGTACTTTTTAGATAATGTGGCTTCTTAAGAAAATAATTAAAAAATATTTTTTCGTGGTCTGTACTTGAGTTCATCTTGTTTATTTTTATATAGCAAAAACTATATTTAGTTTACTCATATGGGTTTGTAATAACTTCATATGTGGTATAAGCAGAATTAGATAATGATACTTTAATTATCTTATCGTTTCTAAGTTGCATAATTATAGAATTAGCCTTTTCATCATCTAGGCTATACTTTTTCTTTAAGGATACATTAGTAAATTTAATTTCCTTTGCAACTTTTCCACAATAATCTCGTATTAGTTCATATATAATATCCTCAGCGTCTGGATAGTTGGACAAGGTTGTATGATTTCCTAATACGTGCTTTACTTTAAGTTTTGCAGTATTAAGATTTTTCGGTAACATCAGCTTCTAGCATTTCGGTTAAATTTTCAACATCAAGTTCTTCACCATATTTAAATTTAGCGGCAACGATTGGTTCTAATGCTTTTAACACATCATCGGTCATTACTTGCGGTGTAAATAATTGATTAAGGTCAACGGTATCATTTAGATGTTTAACACAAATCTTTCTTGCAGTTGCAGCAGGTTGAAAATACCAGGTAACTTCTTTTTTATCTTTTGTAAAAGAATGCTCTCTACACTCAGCCTTACCTATATCAGTTAATTTATTGAATGCATTTTCATTTATAAACCTTCCTCTTTCAACTCCACAGGTATCCCAGCTAATATATTCCTCTAAACCGATATAAGGATTCATACCTTTATTAAAGGAAATATGGAATTTAATATTTGTAGGTTTTGCAAATCTATTTTTATTTGGTTTAGCGGTTACAATAATTCCAGTTTGTTCTATACCTTCTTTAAGTTTAGCTTTGCCTAAGAATAGAATAATAGAAGCTGCGTATTCTGGACCAGTTCCACCACCACCTACTTGCCTTGAGAAAAGATCTTGTGTTTGGTAAGTATGATTTGTAAATAAGAAAGGAATTTTACAAATACCGAATTGCGTCATAATAATTCTAAAGGTAGATTTTAGCAATTTAGCTCTTGTCATATCAGCTTTAGAACTCCCAGTCTTAGCATCATCAATTTCTTTTTGAGTTGCCAAGTTACCTGCAGAATCTAATACCACCATAATTTTAGGTAAAGTAATTCCTTTTGCCTTTTGTTCAACTAATACATCAGTAATAGCAGTTACTGAAGTTCTAAACTCTTGAACCGTATTACATGGCTCATAACGAAATTTTGTTGGATCAATTCCAAATTTTTCAACTAGTGCTTTATCTACAGCATTTTCAGAATCATAAAATACAATACTATAGCCTTGTTGTTGGGCTTGTTTAATTGCATTTAAGATAAGATAAGTTTTACCCGTACCAGAAGGCCCAGCTAATGCAACTGCTCTATTATTAGGATAACCTCCAAATAAAGAACCTGTTAAACAAGCGTTAAGATGCCAATTACCTGTTGGTATATAGTGATCTATCTCTGAGATAGTTGATTTATCTAAAGTCTCTCCGTATGTGGAGTGTTTAGACATTTCCTTGTTTAAATCTGCGAATGAAAATTCTTTTGCCATATTTGTTTTTATTTTATTATTATATAGAAAATATAAGGTTTGTTTAATTATTCTTTTTTATCTTCCACTTATTTGCATGGTGCTTAACCCAAGGATAATCTATACCGTCGTTGACTGCCTGTTGTAATACTTTTTTCTTTTCTTCATACTTGCCATCAAAGCTAGAAAATAGAATTCTTTGTAATTGTAATTCACTCTCGTCATATCCTAAACTAGGGGATACTTTAAAATCTTTCTTGGTACATTGGCAACCCATGCTTGCAAAACTATATGCTTTATTTGGTTGATTTCTCCATGAGTACCATCTTGATAATGCCAAGTAAGCTTCTGGTCTATCTTTATCTAATTCAATTGCTTTTAGGTACATAAGTTCTTCAGCATTATCTCTACGCTTCATTGCAGATAAACACCCAGCTAACATAAACACTGATTGGTAAATTAGATTTTCATCATCTGAATATTCAGCACATCTTGAATAAAAACCTAATGCAGAAGCATATTGACCTTTATTAAAATACCATTCAGCCATGTCAAATGCACGTTGTCCATTATAAGGGTCTTTAATAAATCTAGTAATAACTGTATCGCTATGGTTATCTTTGTCAATCTCAGTATGTACAATCTCATCTTCAATTAAAAAATCAAATACTGATGTTGGTAATTTTAATAAGAATGAAGTATGGTCCTGGAAACCGAACGGAATTAAGAAGTTATCACCATCTAATGCCAAGCCGCAAGTAAATTCAATTTGACCTGTCATAAAATTAAATGTTTCACTAGTCTTAATTAAATTCCAATCCTTATCCCAGCATAATATTCTATGATGGTAAACTGCATCTTTTTTATTATCTATGTCATACCATAAATCACATTCATGGATTATAGCAACCCACATATCTTTATACTTAATTACATTAGATGATCCTCTTATATCTCTAGGAGGATTAAAGTTTGGTTGATCTACTAAAGCAATCTGTTTAACTGAACCGTCAGCAGGATTTACTTTAACTATTTCTGTTGGTACACACCATTTAACATAATGATAAGGCATATCATTAATAGGCATCCAATTCTTTTCACAGTAACTGCCACCTTCTGCATGAGTTTTACCATCTGGTGTTGATAGTCGCCGTCTTTCAGTTTCTACCCAATCACAGCATCCACGTTTTTCAATAGTAGAGAGCTCCATGCGGCCTTCACCGTTAGGTGTGGTATCTCTACGTACTCCAGTTTGATATAGAATGTTATCCCAATGGGCTAACCTAACATCTTCATGTCCAACGAATTCCCATATAGGTTTAACATCTAATTTACTTGTATCAGTTTTTGTCCACTTTTTAAGTTTTAAATTATCAGAATCTATCTCACACATGTAATTAGTGGTAGTTAATGTAATATCATCCTCAGGATTAAAATAAACAAGTGGCCCCCACGGAGAATGAAACTTCTGATTATTCTCAGAATGAAATAGCGCATAAGCAACTCTTCTAATATTCATTAACCACTGACCATTAACTTTAAGTATAGTACCGTTGGTTAATCCATCACCACCAGTTTCTTCGGTTGGTATAATAAGATGGCTAATATCACCACCGGCTTGAAGTGCTAATTTACAGATATTTTTTATACCAGTTTGTTCATTTAGATTTTCTAATCTCTTTTCCATCGTTTTATTATTTTTTTTAAAATAAGCTTGTTGTATAAATCAGATTTCTATTAAAGGATTTAAAACCCATCGCAGTTACTACACGATTAATAGGATCTAATATAGTTTTTTCAAATTGCCTATCATAATCAATCTTAGGGGCAAATTCATAAGGATAATCACCAGGCGCAAATGCAAACACGTCACACGAGTTATCAGTAGAAAAATACATTTTACATTTTTCGCCATTTCCTAAAGGTTGATATTTTCCTTTAAGGCCAGAATTATTTAAAAGGTAATTATGATAACCTGCAGATCTTACGCCGATTGGGCATTTTGATGCAATCTCAAATTGTTCATAATCATTTACAATGTACTTTTGATAATTATTAACCTTTCGTGAAAAACAAATTTGATCAACATTTGCTAATCTAAATTGTCTTTTTATATCTTTAAGCAATGCAGCAAAGGCTCCCATATCTAATTCACTAACCGAAAATATATATGTTAGCAATTCTTTTAGTTTTTCTCTAGCAAAAATTGGAGTGGATGACTGTATAATTTCAAATCCTTTAGAACTAATTTTAGAAAGATCGTCATAATGAATATCCGGATCCTTCCAAACAATATTCTGCATGTATTTTTTCTTAGCCAACCATATTGCATTCTTAGCAATACTTTCTAATTCAAATGATAAAAAGTTTTCTGCATTATTATTATCAGCATAAACTTGTAGAATTTTTTCTATATAAGCTTTAAGCCTTACTTCATATAACTTTAAAATGAATTCTTTTTCATCACCTTCCCACCCTTCAGATTTTTTAATTAGTTCCTCAAACTTTACATATACCGAATCCGTGTCAATATAAATACCAACAGGTTTTTCAATTTTACCAGTTACGGTTATTCCCATAGCTTGGTGGGCAGCAGTATCTTTATGCCAATATTCTTTAAAATATTTGTTAACTAAGTTTTCGGTGTAAAGAATTGCATCTTTACCTTGGAGTGTAATAGTTTCTGCAATATCAACGTTGAAGAAATAAAAGTAAGGATTACCAAATGCGCCATAAATAGAGTTAAGCATTAATTTTACAGCTTGTTCATAATTGTAAAATTTAGAAGCTTCCTCGTTAATTTTTTGTAATTCCTCTGTCATTTTTTATTTTTATATGGTAAAGTTTATACTTAGTTTAAACATTATTTTCATGCCATCTTTCGCCATACTGTTCATATTGCTGGTCGTATGGATAATTACTCCAATTATTTTTTGGACATGATAAATCAATACCGGCCCTAGGGAAGGATTTAAAAATCTTAGGTGTTAAATCAGTACTTATGTTTACTGCTTCATGGTAGTTAGGAGCGCCATCGTGTACATATTCTTTAGGATTAGATAAAAACATATTCACCTTTGGGTTAAATTTAGCTATATAGTTTAAACCTATCCTTGCCTCAGTTCTTATTAACGGCATACTATAATTTTCCTCTGGCGGCTGCTCATAAAATATCCATGATAAATTATTTTTCATTACAACTTCAGAAGGTAAGTGGTGCGGATCAGTTAAAATCCAATTAGCATCTTTCCTATTAATAACATCAACTATGTCATCATCGTGATTATCTAACCTTTGGTAAATATCATAATTATCTAAAGGTAAACTAAATAAATCAATTAGGTCATTTTTATTTCCCCAAAAAATATGATCTCTAGGATGAAAAGGTAAGTGTGAAAAATTACCTGCCACACATATTCTATTATAAGGTTTAGATGCATCATTTGTAAAAGAAAGTTTTCTTTCAGAGTTCTGATTATAAAAGTCATACATTGTCTTCATAGAATCTAATGTATACTTTTGATCATTTCTCATTTTTACAATGAACTTAGTAGATGTTGCTTTTATACCTGCTAAAGAAGATACTATTTGTAAATTTTCATTACCACTACCGATAGGTTTAACTTTATCGGTAGCGATGAATTTTATGTTGTTATGTAATAGTCTTTCTTTAGTATCAGATGTGTGATGAGAAATAATTATATTATTGACAAAGGCTAATGCTAAATAATGTAATGCGATTTCATTAACAAAATCATTATTATAAGGTCCTTGTAATACAATGTCAATTTTTTCCATTAACGACGTAGTATTAATCCTCGTCTGTTATAGCAACAGCAACAGTTAAGTGTGTATTAGTATCAAGAGATTTAAATACTACTTTATTTTCACAAACACTTACCTTGTAATTTTCTTTGTCTAATAGATTAATATACTTTTTGTATATCACAACCTTAGCACCTTTTTCTACATTTGAATCATAAGAGTGACATAATGTAGCATCATAAGAAGTACCTTTGATATTGATTCCTTTCTCTCCAATGTAAAGAGTAAAGATATCCTCATCTTTATCAAGGTTAAATAATGATTTCATTTTATCTACATGTGTTGTGAGTAAATCAAAATCAAACATTTTAGATTCAACATCAAATGCTCTATCAGTTTCTTCTTTGCTCATTTCCATAAAAGATAATGAAGGATCTGTACATGCCAAATTAATTTGAAGATCTTCATTTTCTAAAATAAAATCACTTGCCATTAATTCTCCATCATACTCGGTATATTTAATACGACCCTGTACATCTCCATTAAAATGACTTAATGCATCAATAACTTTAGTACCGTTATAAAAACTAACCTTTACTGGTTCTTTAATGTCAGCATCAAAGATATCAGAGGTTGGTGTGTTAACCAATTTTACGGCATCTCTCTCAGGAAAATAGACAGAAGATACAGTACCTTCTTTAGCGATTTTCATAAAAATGAATTTGTCAATTGGAAGTAATTTGCGAACGAATGAACTTAATTCATAACCGTCAATTTTGTTAATTTTTGTTTCCATTTAAAATATTATTTGTTTATTATTATATTGATTATTGTTACTTAGTTTAAGCTAAAACACCGAATTTGTTTTTAAATCTGATTTTAAATTAAATCCGGTTTTCTGTACACTTTTAAAAGGTGGAGGTGTCCATGATTTGTTATATAGGATACCTTTTAGTTCGTACTTAGCTTCATATACAAATCCATACCTCCATTCTAGTCCAGGCAAAAAATCATTTAACCATAAAGGTTTTTTGGTTCCTATTGCATAATGAATAATTGATGGTACAACTACTTTAAGATATTTGTCAGGTGGCGTACCAGCTTTCATCATCTTATCTCTATTTTGCATTAACCTTAAATCTTTACTTTCTGTAAATTTAACCTTTCTCCCTTCTGATAAATACCTATGAATATTAAAATGATGGAATCTTTGTTCTACAGTCCAACTGGTATATCCGGTAAAATTAAAATACTGATGATGGACAAAAGAGTGCTTCATAAATCTTTCAAAGTAATATTCTAATTTAGGATCTTCTCCATAAATTATATTACCTGCATTTATTGAAAGAGCATTCATTTCATCTAAAGTAAAATCTGATTCAAATATTTCATTAAAGGCAGCCATTACTTCATGCTTATCTTTATTTCTAATATAGAATAAATTTTCTTTTTTAATACCAAACTCTTCGTACTCATCCCACATATAGCTGATGTCATTTAAAATGAATACATCATCATCTGATACAAGAGTTCTCTTAACTCCAAATTTTTCTTTTAGATATATAGGCATTAAGATTTTAAATAAACAGCCATGGCTTAATAAGAAGTCTCTCGCCTTACCTTTATATCCATGTTTTTCTATATAGTAATCATATAGGTCATTTAAAATAATAATTTTTGCATTTTTAAAAATGTCTAAATCATGCTCTTTAAAAATACCTTGTAGTTTATCTAAATCTATTTTACTATCATCTACAAATAGGTAAATATCAAACTTTTCTTTTACTCCTTTAGGATAATAGCTACATAAGATGTTTGTAAACTCAAGGCTTGATATTCCTATTGCTAACGCGTTATCTTTCATAGTTTTTATAATTAAATTATATTTGTTACTTTATACTTCTTTTTAGGTTCAGCTCCAATTTCAGTAGAGTCAATAATTTTATGGTTTGTATTATCTTGCTTCAGAAAAGTATAGTTAGTCATCTTAGCTTCTCCATTACAAAATTTCTTTACTTCATCAGCCATATCCATTGCAGTAGTTACTGGTACATTTTGAGCGATATGATTTACTTGCTTTGCATTTTCGATACCAAAGTCTAAAGGTAGGCCCATTAAGTGCAGCATCTCTCTTACATTGAGATATCTATTTTCTATAGGATGAACTCCGTTAAACATATTTCTACCAATAAGAGCAGAAAAAGAATCATGAAAGAAGTGTGGTGATGCATCCCAATAACCTAATCCTTGACTTGTCTTATATTGCTGATGTTCTAACATATCAATAAAAGTCTTAGTAGATTTTTTATTTGAAAATCCTCTTTTTGGATAATGCTTCTCTAACCACTTAATGCAGTCAGGTATTAATTCATTTTTTTCTAAATATTGAGCAATAGTACCTTTCTTAAATTTAGCAGCAAATTCAGAATGAGTTAAACCTTCTTTTTCTAAAACATATTCATAAGGTTTAAAATGATCCGTAACCTTTCCTTCAACCATAAACATATCTTGATGAGTAGCATCTTCCGGTATTTCATTAAGATAATCAATAAGATTTTTCTTTTCTCTAAACTTCCAACTTAACATAGGAACGGTTGGAGTATTCCAAAAGAAATAAAATGTTCTCATTCGCCTTTGTGGAATTCCATGCAATTCAGTATTAGTTTTAATTAACGAAAAACTATATCCGTATTTTTCACCGATAGCCTTTAACCTATCAACTACACCTTCTCCCATCTTAGTAAAAAGACCAGGTGCATTTTCACCCCAAAGAACTTTAGGTTTTACATTTTCTAAAATATACTCTGATGAATTATACATCCATTGGTTCTGCGTTGCACCAGATCCTCGAGATGCAGCACTACCTTTTGCAGAATTTAATTGTGATAAACCTGCACACGGGCATACTGAATTTACATAATCAACTTCATTAAAGGTTTGTTTAGGTATATCTAAATCTTCATGATCCAATCTGTACATAGGTACTTCTGGCCAATATTTTTCGATATGACTTTCGTTAGCAGCAAATGCATCATAGCTTAAATGAAATGCCGGTTCATTACCTGCAGATTTTTTACATCCTATAGCACTACCACCAATTAGTGGAATTATAGTACCCCATTTTAATTCTTTTTCCATATATTAAATTTTTACTTTTTCAATTTCTAAATTTTCCATAAATGTTAGTGGATCAATGGTCCCTTGGTTAATTTCTTCTTCAAGGTAAACTATTGTTTCTTTTATCGTATCTCTGATATCTTTTTTAGGTTCCCATCCCATTGACTTAGCCTTAGAGATATCCCCTCTAATATTTAGAGCTTCACCTGCAATCGGATCGTAGTGATCAAACACAGGTTTATCTATTCCCATAATATCACCAATCATATTTTTAAGATCCATTAGGTTTGTCATTTTACCAGTACCTAAATTAAATGTTTGATTTGCAGTGTCTTCATTTTCCATACAAAGAATATGAAATGCGTTAACGTCGGATACATCAATATAATCTCTTGCTTTCATATAATCCCCAAATACTATAGGGTTATGATTACCTTTAATTCTTAAAATAAATCCAGCAAATACAGGAGGGATGGTTCTATTATAATCTTGCAGTGGCCCTGCAACATTAAAGTATCTTAATGCAGTATAATTTAAACCTTTAGTTCTCTGATATGATTCTGCTAATAAGGCAAGGCATGCTTTAGTCGTAGAATAAATTGTAGTAGGATCAGATTGCTTTTCATTAAATCCTTCTTTAGGCATTTCACAATTTTCATATACTGCAGAAGTTTCACTAAAGATAATTCTTTTTACATCTGCCTTTACACAACCGTTCATTACATTAATACTTCCTAAGATATTATTATCTACAGCTTCATAAGGGTCTTCGTGGCAATCATAAATAGAAACTAAACCTGCAAAGTGGTAAACATAATCAGGGGAAAATTCCTGAATTATATTTTCTACATATTGATTTCTAATATCTACTTTATGAAAATTTTCAATTTGATCATGGACTTTAGGTATATAAGTACCATGTTCCATATTATCAATTACAGCAATACATTTAGGGTTGTGCCCTCTTTTTAATAAATCGTTAATAAAATTTGTACCAACGAACCCAGCACCACCGGTGATTAGGATTTTTGTTTCGGAATTATACATCTATTGTTTCAGTTTTTGTTACGTGTTCATAAGATTCCCAGATCTTGTTATCTACATGTTCTCCAGTATAATAAGAATCCTTAAGATACTTTTCTTGCAGGTTATAAAATAATTTCTTGTAATGCTCTGGGTTTGCATTTAAGAATTCAATTTTCTTTTTTAAATCTTCTGCTGATTTACATCGAATAAAATGACCTTCAGGGAAGACATTAAAGTCAGTGTCGTAAGACGGATGTAAGAATGGTATAATACCATAGTGTAGCATTTCAGCATACTTAGATGTTACCATACCTTCTTTAATAGGTACACAGAATGTATATTTAGTACCAAGTAATTCATCAGTCATTGTTTCAATTCTAGTTTCTCCTTTAAACCATTTAGGATATTTTTCCTTGATTTCATCATCCCATTTTCCATAGATATCAGTCTCAATTTCTTGATCAACAATATATTCTTTTACCGGATCCCATCGGTCCATTCCACCAGAACCTTTACCTTGATTCTGTAACATCATAAACGAATCAGTTTTCTTCATTTTGAATAATTCATCAGTATCATATCTTTTCTTATCTAATAAGAATACTGTTTCAATACCTGAATATTCATATGTTGATGTGATAGTCTTGACATCTCGCAAGGGTGGATTGCAGAAATATTGTTCTTCTTTAGTAAATGTATTTTGTGCTAAGTAATAAGTTGGTCTATTATTAATTCCCCAATCTTTACATGCAAGTATATAACGGTTATCAACAAGTAAACCAACAATAGGAACTTTCTTTTCCAACTCATTCATTGATTTAATAATAGGAGCTGCATAATACTTAAAGAAGTCTAATGATTTAACTTGACCAGTACCATCCTTCTTATTAATATACTCTGGAATATTAACGGTACTTGTTGGACCAGTATAAAAGAAAATAAAATCTAAATCTAAACCTTGAATAATTTCAACAGTTTCATCAGTAGATTTTCTCTCTTTCATAGTTGAATGAAATTCCTTAATATTATTAGGAACTACAGGTTCATCAGTAGGAGGGGGGCCAAATAAAGAATTTACTTTAGGTTTTTGTTTTGCTCTAAACTTACCTAAGTCATTTGGGCTTAATAGCCAATATTCAATATTAGGATTTCGGTTTGCAATTGAACAAATTAATTGCTTAGGTTCACAATCACCACCGATTGCGCTCCAGCTGTTTTCATTAAACTTTATGGCTTTACCTAATTTAAAAAAGCCAATCTTTTTTACATTCTCTTTCATATTAACAATTTTGAATAATATCTTCTATTACTTGTTTATCTTGTTCGTATGTTAAGTCATACCAACATATATTTAATTCTTCAAATTTTAAAACATCCATCGAGTTTATAAGATGAGTAATTTCATATTCATTTCTATTTGATAGTTTAATACTGCTTAAGTTATCAAACGCTTCTTTTGCAAATATCATATATCCGCAGAAGTATCTTCCGTTTACTACGCCATGAGGTTTTTCAATAACCACATCTTCTATGATAGTAGCAAGTTGTAAATTTCTTGCTCTAGTTTCGTAATCCTTATAAGTAACAACAGTATTGTTCGGATCATGGTATTCTAAACCAATATTACCTTGATAATAATTGTCACCAAAGAGACATAAGAAAGGTTCATAAAATTTACCTTCCCATGCTTTAATTGCTGCACCTGGTCCATATTCATCATCCTTTTGGAATTCATAACAAATGTTTATCTTTTCTTTATACTTTGATAAACTTTCAATAATAGGATGAGATAACTTTGTATTTCTATTCTTAAAAAAGAAGTCAGATTTACTTATAGTAACATATGCATCCTCTATTCCATTTTCAATACAGAATTCAATACAGTACTGAATTGTTGATTTTCCTAAAATTGGATCTATAAGTTTATTTGATCCATACCTAGTAGACCTCCCGGCTGCTAAGATAATTGCTTTTCTTACTCTACTCATTTGCTATATTTAATTTCTAATTCGTCAAATAATTCATGGCCTTTTTTAAGGAACATCCCAGCTAATTCATATCTTTCATTTAATTCAAAGAAAGGTACTGCTCCTAATAAGTGGACCGCTAAAAAGAATTTTAATTGATATTCATCATACCATTCATACATTATGTTTTCTGCTTCTCTACAGAACTTAAGATATTTAGAATTCCTTTCATTGTATATATGGGCCTCATATTTCATTACAAAGGATTGCATCAGTTTTCCATAGTCATAATAATTCTGTTCTTCAGTACCTCGCGGATCAATAAAAATAAAATCATTATCATATAAGATATTACTTACTGTTAAATCACCGTGTACAAAACCCCAACTAGATGTTGCATTTAATTCACCTTCATATTTATAACCAGTTCGCCCTTCTAATTTATCCAAATAAGATCTTACATCTACATCAGCACCATAACCATCAAAGTCATTTACTATATGAATAAGATCATCTAATTGTTCAATTGATTTAACTAAAGGCTGTTCACAGATTTTATCGTACCATGTAGGGTGTTTTTTCATTTCAAATGAGGTATCTGAAATAGGCTTAATCTTTATAAAATTAGGATGAGTACAGTTTTGTAACCAATCCATTTGTTGTTTAAACTTTATAGGATAAACACCTGCTTCTTTGATAACTTTGTTATCCTGAAGATATACTCTATCTCCACTATTTCCTACTAAAACTTTACCAGTATGCATTTCATTTTGTTTTTAAGTGCGAATGTTGAATCTACTTCTGAATCACCAACCATTAAAAAATCAGTTGGTTCATATTCAGGAAATGTTTTAAATATTAAATCTGCCATATCAGAATGCGGCTTTTTATTTAAAACACTATCTCTTGTTACAATAAGATCAAATAAATCAGTACTAATATTATGATAAGTCATAATTCTATCTACATTTTCCCTAGATGAATTAGATGCCATAATAACCTTTTCAAAATTAGAATTTTTTATTACCCATAAAAGTAATTGATTAATTTTAGTTTTGTAAAGATTCTTTGAAAATATGTCTCGTTTATAGTCTTGTGCTAATTTTGATTCATTATCTGTTAATTGATATTTCTTTAAAAGAACATCCATACCATAATTAATATCAGCCATTATGGTCTCTATTGGAATATCTCTATTAAGAACTCTTTCTAATGCACGCCTCCAAGAATCGGCATGAGTATCTATAGTAGAAACTAAAGTATCGTCAAAATCTAATATTAAGCACCTTTCCATATAATCTAATTGATTTATTATTATATAGAAGAATGTAAAATGGTTTCAAGTAAAATAGGATAAATTACAAACAAAAAAGGACTACCTAGTTAAAGATAGTCCTTTTAATGGTGGTTGGTTGGGATTACATATTGTTCTTAGTTTCTTGAACGTGTAATCTTACTTCTTGTGCTAAATTTTTAACATCCTGCATTGCTTTTCTGATTCTCACAGCTGCAGCCTTGTTTCCCTTCACATAGAATTTATCTACGTCTTCTCCTACTGATTCAATAAGAGCTTTAATTTCTTCAAATTTTTCCATAATAGTTATTTTTTATTGTTTTAATATATATTCACTTAAAATTTACCTTTTCTGTTTCTGTGATATACAGTCATCTTAGGTATAAACATGTATTTATGTTCTTTGTCTTTTATTGCTTTCATCATCCGTTGAAATAAATCAACATCACCAGCAATAGTTTTCTTTTGTTTTGGCTCAGTTCCTTTTTGTGCTGATGCATCTCGGTATTTAAATTTACCTATTAGCTTAGGACACCATGAAACAGAACTAGCAGCAGTTTGACCAGTTGCATAACCTTTATTATTAACATCTAATTCAGGTGTCGCGTCAGGCATCATCATATAACCACCAGAAGAATTAGTAGCATCTATCTTTTTCTTACCTTGTGTAAATACAAATCCTAGGTTAGGAAATTGCGAATATGCTTTTGCTAAAAGCTCTAAATGATTAGGTGCCCATTTGTCATCATGATCTAATCTTGTAACATAATCAAAACCTGCAGATGCTGCCATATCTAATCCTTTATTAACTGCTTTAATTCCTCCAGTTAATCTCTTTTCTTCTGAAGATATATTAGATTCTCTTTCACCAGGTTTAGGTAAATTAAAATATTCATATTGGCCAGGCTTAAACATAGAAGATAGCAAATCTTTTAATTCTTGGTCTTCTTCATACTTATCCCCGACTATAAATAATTTCCAATTTTTAAATTTTTGATTTTTAATAGATCCTAAAGAATCCTTAAGAACATCAACCGAAGACATATGATTTGCTCTTGTCTTATGTACACCTGCATCACTCTTAATTTTATAAGTTGGCATAACTACAGCAAATTTTATATCATTGTTAATTTTACTAGAGAGATTCTTTTCATTTAAGATTTCAAAGTTTTTATCATCAATAAAAGATTCTAGTAATAAGTAAGTATCATATGACTGTAACATATTGGTTTTCTAATTTTATTATATATTCATTAAATGATATGATATGATAATATTAATTTCTTAGTGTCTCTTATTGAATTAAACATTAAAACATCAATAATTGATAGATGAGATACGAAAGGTTTACCGAATTGATTGTATGATTTTATTTTATGATCATTAAAAAATAAATTAACATCCTTTGATTTAAAAGTTTCTTTATCATACATGTCATTTATTACATTTACATAATTAGAAAAACCTAATGTTTTTGTTATAGATGCTAACCTTTCACATTTTTCTTGACCTTGAGAACCGGGATCAGCCTTTGATGTCCTATCATAATTAATCTCTAAGTTTAAATATTTACATACTGCCACTAAAGAAGATATAGCCATTTCATCAATATGAGTATACTTGCCTAATATGACTTTTTTAATAATTGGAAAAACTTCTTTAAAGTATGGTGCCTTTTTATATGCGTTTTCAATACTCTTTATGATTTTTAACCTGCTTTCATTTTCAGATATTTCTATTTGATTTATCTTTTTATTTTGTGATGGTTTATTTAAAGGAATGGTAAATAAATGATCCTTACCGTTTATAAGAATTCTTTGCCTATGAATCCATCCCTTTTTAATAAAGTTAACATCATCATAAAATAAAATTTTATCAGATGAATTAATTAAACTAAAGTAACCTACATAAGGAAAGATATAAGGTTGCATTATAGCTAACTTCTTACATCTCCTCATTGTTATTTGATCATCACAAAAATTAATAGCTTCAAATTTTAATAACCTATATAAATTATAAGCAGGGTTATCTTTATGAACTTCTAGGTCTATAGGTAATTCGGTAGAATTTACAATATCTTTAATGATTTTTTTAGAAAGACCCTTACCTCTATAATCAGAGTGAGTCCAAACCATTGTAATAAAATAACTTTCTTTATTTTTGTAATAAGCTACATATGAAATTACTTGACCTTCTTTATTTGTAGTATATTCAACGTGCCCTTTAGATATAACCTTCTTAGACCATTCAACTAAATCTTCAATATGAAAATAAACATTATTCTCAGATTTAAGACTTTCTGATAATATGTTTACTAAATTCATATATTTGTAATATTAGATATTAACCAATCTAATTCTACTTGACTCCCTGCATCTGATATTGCATTGTCTGGATCTGGGTGAGTTTCAATAAATGAACCATCATATTCAAAAATCCTCGCAGCTTGTGAATACTGTTTTGCTAACTTACGACTACCTCCAGTTATACCTTCACCAGCCATTTGTGTTGAATGAGTACAATCTAAAATAACTTTATCTGCAAATTCTTTCATTACATCAACTCCTCTAAAATCTACAATAAGTCTATCATATCCGAAATTAGATCCTCTTTCAGTTACCCATACTTCACAAGTTGGATCTACTTCTTTAATCTTAGCAACTGCATGTTTCATTGCTTCAGCTGATAACCACTGCCCTTTCTTAATATTAATAACATTAAAGTTTTTTGCACATGCTACTAAAAGGTCAGTTTGTCTACATAAGAATGCAGGTATTTGGATAACATCCACTACTTCTGATAAAGGTAATGCTTGACTAGGTTCGTGGATATCTGTTACAATTCTAATATTAGGATAATGATGCTTAACGGTTCTCATAATTTCCATTCCCTCTTCTAAACCAGGACCTCTATTGGAATGTATAGAAGTTCTATTCGCTTTATCAAAGGATCCTTTTAAGTACCAGTTTTTATCGCCCATATAGGCATCTAATGCTTTGGCTACTTCTAAAAAGTTATCCTCGTTTTCAATACTACAAGGACCAAGTATATAAGTATAGTCTTTCATAATTTAATTTTTTATCCGTCACAGCTAATACAGTCTTCCATTGCCTTTTGTGCAATATCACCTCTTAGTACAGATTCGGTTCTCATATAGTATAAAGTTTTAATACCTTGTTTCCATGCTTCTAAATGGACTTGGTTAATCCATTTAGGTGTAGCTTCTTTAGGAAATGCTAAATTTAAACTTACAGCTTGGTCAACATATTGTTGTCTTACGCCTGCTTGTTTTACTAATTCTAATTGATTTATTTCTTTAAAGGTTTTAAATACATCTTTAAATGGAACACCTTCTTGATATTGTGGCACATCTTTACATTTCATTAATATCCCTTTTAAGAAACACCAATCATCTAAAAATTTAAGACCTTGTACAGATCCACCATCAGCCATAATTTTATCCCATACCTTTTTATTATCATGACCGATTTTATCAAGGTAACCTTCTAACTGATTATTCTTTCTAATAAAAGTTCCTTTAGCTGATTGATCGGTCCATATATTTGCTGGCACTGGTTCAATTCCTGCAGATATTCCCCCTGCTAATTTTGAATTGGAAACTGTTGGTGCAACTGCTCTTAAATGAGTGTTTCTAAATCCAGTATCCCTGCACCATAAAGGTTCTCCGTATTCCTCAGCAAGATCTCGGCTTGCCTTTTCACTTTCTATTTTAATTTGAGAAAATATATTGCGAGTTTCATATTGTGCTTCTAACCCTTCAAATGCGATTCCTCTTTGCTGTAAATAAGTATGCCATCCTAAAACACCTAAACCTAATGCCCTACCTTTTTCTGCAGTTCTTACAGAATTTTCAAAACCCTTTCTGAATTTAGCTTTTTGTATAAATTCTTCAAGTACACCATCTAGGAACCAGGTAGCATCATAGATAAGGTTTGTATTTTTCCACTCATCATATTTAGAAAGATTAAGAGAACTTAAGCAACATACAAAAGAATGATTTTCATCTGTATGTAAAACGATCTCAGAACAAATGTTAGTCATAAATACCTTTAAGCCATTTTTCTTATATGCTTCGGGATTTTGTTTGTTAACATTTCCTCTATACATAATATATGGCTGCCCAGTTTGTCTACGCTTTCTCTGTACTGCCCCATATCTTTTTCTGGATTCAGCATCACCTTCTAAAACGTTTCTCATAAACTTATCAGAGATAATGACACATTGATTTGTATTTAAGCATTGTCTATTAATATCACCTTTAGGTTCTCTAATTTCTAACCATTCCCAAAAGTCACCATGCTCAATACTTAAGTTAGTACTCGCAGCACCTCTTCGTACTGCGCCTTGGTTAGTAGCAAGAATAGTAGAATCATTGATTTTAATAAAAGGTACTACTCCATCACTTGTTCCATTATCTGTTATATCTGTTCCTGCTGGTCTAATTTGATTATGTCCTATACCAACGCCGCCGCCGTGCTTAGCCAATAACATTAACTCTAGGTTCTTTTGCCCTATATCATTTATTGAATCTGCTACATCTATACCGAAGCAGCTTATTGGTAAACCTCTTTCGGTTCCAGTATTGCTTAATACAGGTGAGGCTAGATTTAACCAACCTTTCCAAATGTACTTCATAAACTTATCTGCCATTTCTGGTTTCTTAAGCCTATTGGCCACAGTTGTTGCTACTCTCCAGTATGCGTCCTTTGGAGTTTCTCCAGGTAAACAATACCCTCTTGATATTGTATTTAAATAAACATCAGTATGACCCCATTCTGGATAATCAACACCGCGTTCCCAACCTAATTCTTTTTCTATTTGATCTGCTGTCATTTCTTTTTGTTTTTTAATTATTACCAAATATCATCCCAATCATCTCCTTCACCTGCCTTAGCATAATCAGTTGGTCTAATTGCAAAAAAGTCAGTATGAGTATGACCACCAGTTAAATGATAAAACCAATCTAACGCATCAGCAGATTTTTCATCATATTCAAATATTGGATCTAATCCTAGTTCTTGTAATTTTTCGTTTGTTCTTCTGTAAATAAAATTCTTTAAATCATATGCTTTAAGATTTTCAATATCTCCTTGTTCAAATATCTTATCAATATAATCATGCTCCATGCCTACAATTAATTTTGCAGCTTCATAAACAGATTCTTTAACTTCTCCTCTTAGAGTTTCATCCTCAGAGCACATATGATTAAATAACCTACATCCCATTTTAGAATGTAATGATTCATCTCTTACAGACCATTTCATTTGTTGACCTATTCCCTTTAAAAGGTTTCTCATTTGAAAAGAATAAAGAACAGCAAAGGAGCTATATAAACTTACACCTTCAGCAAACGCAGAAAATATTGCAAGACTCCTAGCAACTTCTTTTCTTGCATCTTTACTTTCTAGTAAATCTTTATCTGTATATTCAGCTTTAGTTGACATTAAGAATTCAAATTTATTAGCCATTGAAGGTTCATGTAAAAATGCAGTGTAATCTTCAAGACCTAAAGTTTCATTTAAATAACTATAAGCAACTGCGTGAATTGTTTCTTGTGAACCAAACATCATTGCCATTTGTCTTATCTCATGCTTAGGAAACCATTTAGTAACCATTCCTGTCCAATAATCAGATACTGCACATTCAGTTTGAGCAAATCCTAAAAGAATATTTCCAACTAAGTTTTTTTCATGAGGTTTAATATTTTCATTCCAATCTTTTAAATCACCTTGCATCGAGATTTCTGTATGAAGCCAAAAGGCCTGTGCTTGTGGTAACCAACCGTCCAGATAATATTCAGGAAATTCAAAAGGTTTATATTCGATACGTTCAGTGAAAAGTTTGCTCATTGTTAATTTTTCTTTTTGACTAAATATGCAACAGAAGTTGCATAAGTAGTTTAGTTTAGTGTTGTTTATTTATTTAAGTCCTTTTTTAATTCTTGTTCTAAATCATATGCTTTTTGCTGCAATCTAAAAGATTCTGTTTTATACTCTTTTCTTTGTGAATATAGTCTAGTTAATACATCCTTTAATATTGATCTTTCAGTATCATACACAGCACCAGTAACAGATACTATATTATTATCGCCTTCTTCTTCCTTTCTTTTTTCTGGAGCAACTTTCTTTTTAAAACTTTCTGGTGAAACATTCATCTGCCTCATTATAGAAGGATATAGAGAAGCAAAATCAAATGCAGCAACAGCATTATGCATACCTGTTATAGGTTCTTTTACAAAGGCACCTTCAAATTGTTCTCGTTTAGATGGGGGTGCTTTAGGATCCTTTGCCATTACAAGATTCCTTGTCAAAAATTCTCTTGCCAAAAGTGCTTCAGTAATTGCAACTGGTGACGCAGCTTTAAAAATACTAATTTGAGTCATATGAGCAATAGTTAATGCAATATCCATTGTCTTAATCTTTTGATGGATAAGATAAACTAATGCAGTATCAATTACATTATAGAAAACATATTTAGGATAATCCTTTTCATACATATCTTGGATGGTACCTTCATATTTAACTTTCTTAATTCCTACAACAGCTTCACCTACGGTATCTAATTTAAAATCTTCTTTAATATCAACAGTCCTATCCCATTTAGCATAAATATCTAAATAATCCATTACGCCTACATGACAAGGAAATTCATCTCTTCCAAAGTTTCTTCCTATCGGTGAAGCAGATCCAATATCAACACCTAATTTTTTACAACGGTTAATAATGTATTGCCAATCAAATTTAATATAATTCCAACCTGTCATCATTGGAAATTTTTGAACGAATGACATCATAAAGGTCGACATCATATCATACTCAGATTTAAAACATTTAAAAGTAAAAGAAAAATCGTCATCTATATCTTTAAAGTGTTCATCAATTTGTTTTTGTATTTTAGTTTGAGTTTGGTTATCTAAATCTTTAGTTGCTAAAACAATACACTGTCTCTCTGGTGTTACTATACAAATAGTTGTTACCGGGTTTGCTGCTTTACTTGGTTCAGGGAATGAATCCGTTACCTCAACTTCAATATCAACAAAATAGGTTCTTGGAAAATGATAACCAAAGATTAATTCTCTATCAGAAAAAGATAGGTTATCCATGTATTCAATAATTCTATATTTGTTTAACCACCGTGACCTTACCTTTTTTACTGATCGCCCATCCCAGTTTTTCATTTTGGAATCTGCTTTAGAATCACCATCATCACAAACCTCCCAATTGAACATATCTTCTGGTTTAAGATCATAAGTTTTAAATCTAGTTTTACCGTCAAGGTTAAAATAAGATACCCATAATTGTCTGTCTTCTTGTGTAATGTCTAAAAGCATGGTTTGTTTCGTTTAATGTAATAGTTAATATAATGTACTGTAGGAATTTCAAATCCTTCATCTCGTAATCTATGCATAGCTTGATAAACACCTTCCCATTGTGAATCATCTATAATAATTATACCGCCATCTTTTAAAAGGTTTAATGCTAAATAGAAATCATTGTATGCTATTTCTTCTGTATGACCACCGTCTAAATATACAACATTAAATTGGTTATAATATTTACTTAAGTTTATAGTTCTGCTATCTCCAATTAATTGGGTTACATTAGTTCTATTATTCTTTTTGTAAATGTCACCTACTGTATAATTTGAGTACCCATTATCTGGCACGTCTTCAGTTGGTGTACTATCCCAATCTAAAGTAACTACTCTTTTTGCTACTTTTGCTAATTGATCTGTTGTTCTTCCACGATAAGTCCCAATCTCAAATACATTGTTATCTTTTGCTAAAGTTACGAGTAATGATAATTGCCAAACGTTTCCTGTGTCACCCCATAAAAATTTATCTAAGTTTAAATGTGATGGGTGAATACATTCTCGCCCATACATTTTTGCAATATGATGATAATGAGTATTTTTTAAAAACATAAGTTAATAATTATTTTTTTGTCTGTTCCAATTTTCTTCATTCTTACTCAAGTAAAAATTGTAAAATTCCTGTGGTGTAACACCTATTGCTAACCCAGCATTAAATACAAAATGCATTACATCTATCCATTCCATCTTAAGTTCTTTTAAATCACCTGGGGTTAAATCAGATAATTTTTTATTTCTAACTTCAGGGTTTGTAGCCTTCCAAGGTTTCCATGCAGCATTACCTTCACCGTCTTCTATTCCGCCAACTGCGTCCATCATCTCATGTAATTCATCAATGATTGCATGATTAGTAACCATTAGAAAATCTACTACATCACCTATGTTATATTCTGAAAAAGGTTTCTTTCCTTGTTTTTCAAAATACATAGATTGCGTTTCGTTTTGTAATGAATAAAGATCTTCTAAAGAATTCTTAGAATGATCATAGCCGTTTTCTGTAAAGTAGTCTCTTACGTCCAAATCTTTACATTTGTTATCAATGTTTGCCATATAAGTTTTGATTTATTTTTATATAGCTAAACTATAAGTTTGTTTACAGATAAGCTGTAGGATTAGGAAGATTACTGTAATGATCCCATAGTGCATCTTGATTCCACTTAGAATCGTACCAAAACATTCTGCCGTTCTTGTCCTTTCTCTTAGCCATAGTAGGATTTCCATAACACCTCATGAATTGCCTAAGAGGCTCAGGGTCTGTGCTAAAAGGACTTTCCCAATCTTTAAGTTGACCGCCACCTAGCTTATATGCCTGTAAAGGAATATCTCTACATAAAACAAAAAGTTCAGGTTCTCTTTTTAGAATTTCTCTTGCTGAATCAAACGGGTTAATCCAATGTAAGCGATAAAGTATTTCTGCCCTGAGATAATTGCCTATTCCATTAAAGTATGATTGATTCATTAGTACAGTATGTATGGGATGATTGAATGCAGCTTTATGCAAGTTATCGAGAATATTATCGGTAAAGGCATCGTACTCTTTAGTAGGATCCGGTCCTCTATTTGAAGACCAATCATCTACCCATTTCCATTTACCGAATCTTCGAACATCAACGAACGATAATGTAGTACCGTCTTTTTCAATAAACATTAAATGAGAGTGCTTTTTTTCGTTGCCTGTATTTGTATGTGCAAAATGGCCACTCATTCCCATAGTCATTAAAAGATTCCTTTTTTCAGAGGAGTCGTTATCTGAGATAATAAGCATAAGCTCCTTTCCTCTACTCTCCGCTGATATTTTAAAAAACTTAAAAGGTACTTCTATATCATTACCTTTATGTACAGGATTCTTTTTAATGTTTACAAATTTTAAACCGCTTGCTGATTTATTGATAAAATCTGCGGTTAATCTAAGCTCTGCTAATTCTGGCATATTTAAATGTTAAATCCTTTAATATGAATATCTAAGGTGGTTAATAATTCTGGAGTTCTTACACCGCTTCTACATACGGCATCTAATGTTTTTTGTTCAGTTTTAAGTATCCAAGCAATCTTAAGATTGTTAACTAGAATATCATGAATGTTCTTAACTGTGATTTCTTCTAAGTCATAAAGCTTTTTTGCAATTTGAGATACTGGGACAATATGTTCTTGATGAAATGTTCCATTCTGTCTACCGATATCTCTTAGTCCGCTTTTATGATTTTGTTCCTTCCATCTTACCCATTGCAATCTTTCTTCAGCATCAGGTATTTCCAGTTTCTTAGCTTCTGCTAAAGCACCCAAAGAATACATATAAGGTATTCCATGTTGTCTAGGATTATCTGAAGAGAATCTTATTATTCTGGATATTGCATATTTGGTATCCTTATCTTCTGGGTTTTCAGAATACCACTTAAGTAAAGGGTATAATGTTTCCGAGTATAATTTTATTCTTGGTATCATATTATCCTTTCATAATTTTAATGGCATTACGAATAGTTCCGTTTACCGATTGAACAGTTAGTTTTAGTTCTTTTGCAATTTCAGAAGTTTTCATTTCATTGCAGCCGATACCGAATTTCATTTTGATGATTCTTTGTTGCTTAGGTTTTAGTTTAGTAAGTAAACCTGCAATCGTATGATTCATATGTGATTCCTCGTGTGCAGTTTCAATATGAGGTTGATAAGAACCTTGGTAAGTAGCATCTAATACAGATACTTTAGGTGCAGCATCAGGGATATGAGTCTTATGAGCAGGTACGCGGATGGTACGGCTTTTGTTGTTTAGTGCTTGGCGAATTGTTGCCTTGATCCACCATGAGGCGTGAGTGGAGAATTTTGCACCGTTTGATTTTGCAGGGTTCCATTTGTCTCTTGCCTGACATAATCCAATTGTACCTTCGTGGATTAGATCTTCTAATGATAGTCCCATACCTTGATATTTTTTTGCAAGGTGGACGACCAATCTTAGGTTACCTAATACTGGGTCTTTTGATGTTTTGTAGTCTCCGATTTGTTTGTAGAATGTGTTATCCATTTTCCGTTTTTATTAATTAGTTATATATAAATATAATCAATTTTATTGGGAAATAAAAATTTTTCGTAGACTTTTTTCTCTAAAAATGAAAAAAGTTATTAACAATTACTGATACTTAGATTGTCTGATTTAATGTCATCAATTAATACATTAATGCTCCTGGTTGCCATAAATACAGAATCATCATCAGATAGTCCACTTTTACTACCTCGAAACAATAGCATATCCTTTATTGCATTGATTCTTTTAATAACTAAAGATTTACTTACTGTTGGATTTGACGGCTTAGTAGATTCATTTATTTTACCTTCTTCTACTAATTCATAATATTTTTTTATTGAATCGCTCATAACTTATTTATTATTATATTGATTATATAAGAGTTGTTTTAAAGTAATTATAAAATATTAGGTGATAACAATAAAGTGCATCTATCACACTTGTACTTATTCTGATTTAAGTTTATCTATCCACTGTACTGCTCGTTGGCATAATTCAAATTCCTCGGCTTGTTCTACTCTACCAAGATTAATAAGCAATGCATCTAAGTAGTTTTCCTTATCAACGTTAATGTCTAAGTTTTGTGATTTCATAAATCCTAAGGCTATTTTATCCGCGCCTTTGTCTAAACCATTACATATACCTTCTACGATTGCAACAGAAACTTCAATTGCTCTACTTCTAGCCTCTTCTTCAAGGTCTTCTAAATTCTCTGAGTTAAATTCAATCATTAATACCGTTTTTAATTTGTAGGCACATATGACACCTTTCATATTCTTCATCATCTTGAAAAACTTGAATCATATTATCCATTAATTTGTTTGCTTCGGATAAAGTAACACTTTCAGTTTTTATTAAAGATTTTACAGCCAATACAGATTCCTCTATACTTAGATTTTCAAAATCAGCATAAAATTTTTCAGCTTGTTTCTTTGCCCATGTTTTCTGTTCGTCTTTCATATCTGCCATTGCATACATTTTGGCGATCTCATCCATTTCAATATCATGATCTTGTGGGTTAAAGCCATCATCAGGATCTGAATCATTCCAATCGTTTATCATATTTGTTATTTTATTATTTATTTAAATATAACAAAACTAAAAAAGATCTGAAAGTTAATTCAAATCTTTTTTCTTGTAAGTTTAAACTTTTTTATTTCCACCATTTCATTAAAGCTAAAGCCATACCGAATAGTGTTTGTACTACTATCCATACTGTTATAGCCTGAGTCTTAAATGTTTTTAATTCAGTAACATCTTTAACTGTTGCATCTAATTGTGATGGGGATACAACTTCATCTATTTCTTTTTTCCATCTCCAAAGTTCTTTTGCAAAATCTTCTTTGACTTTCATTTCAGTAATTTCTCTCTTAAGATCTTGTATCTCTACATTAAGATTTGTTATACCGTCATTCAATCTTTCTAGCTCTGCTATTACTAGTTTGGAGTATTCGTTCCAACCATTTTGTGAATTATTTGCTGACATCTATTAAGGTTTTAATTTTCTTAATTTTTTGGGCATTAGATAATTTAGCATCATGAATTATTGATTTAACCATTGTGTAATCATTTTTCATTAGAGTATCACGATCAACTAGAGAATCAGCTAATTCTTTTAGCTCATCTATACACGAAGGTTTATCCTTAAACACACATCTTTTTTTATCTGTTACGAGTTTGCCCATATTCATTATGGTTTATTTATTTCTTTAACATTTAAAGGTTTTGATGTTGTTTGGCTTTTTTGCCACATCTTTCGTAAAACTTCTTTTGTTTTAGTAATTGGTTTTTCCTTTTTAACTTTTTTATTACAACCACACCCCATAGTTTACCATTTATTTTTAGGGCAACTTTCAGTTGACCACTTTGTTTTCTTTTCTAAGTAACAACCACATACACAGCATTTTTTACCGCATCTATCAGAGCACTGGTTACATATTGCCATTCGGCTATTATATTTATCAGTAGTAACCTGGTCTCCCCATATAATGTATTTAAAGAGGGCTTTTAAAAATCTTAATAATCTCATGATTGTTTATTTTATAAAGGTCCGGTTAAACTGTCTCGCCATGTTGATATATTAAAACTCACATGCACATATCCAGTGTGGTTGACATTTTCGCCCGTTTCCAAAACAACCATAACATAATCACAAGTTGAAAACTCTGTACCGAAATATTCCCCAATTGATCCACAGACCAGTGTGCTCTCCTCATCTATTACAAAGCCTGTTTTGGCAGTAAACAATGGAGAAGAGGCTTTGTTATCACATGCATAACCCAACATCCATATTGTACCACTTACGATAGAACCCTTTCTTGGGTTAAAGCCAATTGAGAAACATAGCTGTGCCTGATCTGTATTGGGGTTGGACCAATTTATATCACCTGGTATTTTTATACCAAGCCTAGCTTTTTGGTTTGGTTGGAGAGTAGATGCAGGAGCTACATTACCTTGAACCCACATAGGAGCAGACCAACCATAAGGGACACTACCTGATCTGGCATCAGATCCACCCCAATAAGCCTGATTTGGTGCGGGTGATTCAATTGAAAACATATGAGCCATTACACCGGTGTTTTTTAAACCATCTCCACCACCAGAAAGTCCTTGTAAACCTTGTACACCTTGTACCGCATTAGCTCCACCATTACCCTGTACACCTTTAGTACCAATTGTTCCTTTACTTCCTTGGGTACCGGTAGATCCTTTAGTTCCTTGGGATCCTTTAGTTCCTTGGGTACCAGTAGATCCTTTAGTTCCTTGGGCACCAGTAGATCCTCTAGTTCCTTGTGGTCCTCTAATACCTTGAGTACCTAATATACCTTGTGTACCTAATATACCTTTAGTTCCTTGGGTACCAGTAGATCCTTTGGTTCCTTGAGTTCCTAATGTACCTTTAGTTCCTTGTGGTCCTCTAATACCTTGAGTACCTAATATACCTTGTGTACCTAATATACCTTTAGTTCCTTGAGTACCAGTAGATCCTTTAGTTCCTTGGGTACCTAATGTACCTTTAGTACCTTGAGTACCTAATATACCCTGTGTACCTAATATACCCTGTGTACCTAATGTACCTTTGGTTCCTTGAGTTCCTTTTTCACCTTTGGTTCCTTGAGTACCTGTTTCTCCTTTGGTTCCTTGTGTACCTAATATACCCTGTGTACCTAATGTACCTTTGGTTCCTTGAGTTCCTTTTTCACCTTTGGTTCCTTGAGTACCTGTTTCTCCTTTGGTTCCTTGTGTACCTAATATACCCTGTGTACCTA